CTAACCCATTTTTGCGCCCCAGAAGGACGTCTGGTCGGCGGCGAAATACCCGTCTGCGGCGCGGAAGTTGCCCTGCAACTCGACGGTGTCACCGACGGTGAGCGACACCATCGTCTGAAGCCAGAGCGCCGTCGCCTCGGAGACATGCGCCCCGCTGATCTCGCCTCGTGAGCCGCGGATCTCGGTCGTGCCGTTCAGCACGAGCCGCCCGCTCATCCGCGCCGACGTGCTGGCGTTCACCTTGTACATGAACGTCGCGCCGAAGAGGTAGGTGCCGTCCACCGGGGCCACGAAGCGGTTGTTCGCTGCGTCGAAGGCGCTCTGATCGTTGTAGTCGGTGTTGTTGATGGCGATCTTCGTCCAGGTCCCGACGCCGACGTAATTGTCGTAGTTCGTGTACGCCTTGAACCGCGGCAGCCGCGGCTGGTCGACTATGCCGGTGGCGTTGTCGACGCTCAGCCCGTCGAAGAAGGTGCTGCCATCGGCGGAAACCGCGAGGCGGAACCGGTCCGAGCCGAACAGTCCAACCAGCGCCTTGGTGACGAAGTTGGTCTGGAGCGTCAGGCCCAGATCGTCGCCTGCGGCCTCCTTGTTCATGGTGTAGAACAGATCGCCGGTGCCACCCTCGGCCACGGTCTTCGCCGTCCAGAGCGCGGCGTTCAGCTTGGCCGAGAACGGATTCGACACATCCGCGGTGGTCCCAAGCCCCAGCAGCGCGAGGTTCTGCAGCGCGTCTGGCGTGGTGCCGATCCAGCTCGCGCCATCATAGACCAGCAGCAGGCCCTCGTCCTCGACCCACGCCCGCCAGCCGGTGCGCGGCGGCAGGCGGAGCCAGGCGCCGTCCGTCCAGAGCGCGACGTTCAGGTCCCAGCCCGCCCAGTCGCCAGTCGCGCCCGAGGCGACGATGTAGCGGTCGCCATCGGCGGGGCTGGGAGGCGGCGCGGTCAGGTCGCGGTCGAGAACCGAGAGCTGGACAAGCCCGTCGAGCAGTCGCAGCGCCTCGTTGTGGGTGACGTGCTTCTGGGCCTGCGCCGCCAGGATGTAGGGCAGCAGCAGATGGGTCGTGGCATCGGACATGGGCGGTCTCCAGAACTAAGAACGCCGCCTGCATGGCAGACGACGAACAATGGCGCGGCGATGGGCGTTGGCGGGCTACCCGTGTTCGGGCGTCTCCGATGGAATCGTAGAGAGAACCGGATCGGGCTTCGGCGCGTCCCACTTCGCGGTCATTGCGGCCCAGCGATCGATCTCCGCCCGGAAGGCGGGGTCGTCGATCCGCAGGTGGAAGGTGTAGAGCTGATCCACGATCTCGCGAATCAGCGCGCGCATCTCGTCGTCATTGATCCGCGAGACCTCGGACCACGGAATGCGTCTGCCCGCAGCATCCTCGACGATGACGTCGGTGCCATCACCCGTGTGCGAGACGGGCGTCAGGCCGGCATGCAGGGTCTCGAGCTGTGTGTTTCGCACGCAGGCCACGGCCATCACTCTGGCAAGCTGGGCGGCAATCCGGTCTTCGTCCTCGGGGCGCATGTCCCGAGCCTACGCCGGAGAGCGCACGGCGGGCCAGAACTCATTGCGCGGCCTCAGAAGCTCAGCGTGATGGTCTCGAGCGCGCCCCGCCCGACGAGGGCGGAGAGCTGGAAGATACGGATGTCGAGCGTGTCGCCGGGCCCGAGCGGCCCGCCCCAGTCGGCGGTCTGCTGGGCGGTGGTGTATAGGGCGCTGGTCGTGGACGTGCTCAGCACGCGCTTCACGGTGGCGCCGTCGAGGATCTCGACCTCGTAGGATTCCAATTCCTCCGCGAACGGCGCGTCGACCGCGCCCCAGCTGTCGGCGGAGAGCGCGCGGGATCGCCGCGTCCAGCGGATCGTCAGATCGCCTGGCGTGCGTGGTGAGCGCCACGGCTGCACGACATGGGCGACCGAGAACGGCCGCAGCCCCACGCCCTGAGGCGTGAAGGCTTGCGCGACATAGGTCTCGTCGCTGACCGGGCGGCTCGCCGGGCCGATGCGCCAGTTCCACGGGATGCCAACGTCCGCCTCGGCGATCGGCAGCGATGCGAGGCTGTCGTCGAGCACCACCACCCGTGCGCCAGCGGGCGCGGGATTGCCCATGGCGCCTTCCGTGCCGCGCTGGCCGCGGAGTAGCCGGGTCAGGCGATAGCGGCCGGGCGCCAGCAACTCCGCTGCGCCCGCCTGCACGATCTCCCAGACGCCGGGCGCGCTCTCGACCGCGAGCGCGTTGGCGCCGCCGAACAGGGTTAGGTCGGTCACGCTCTCCAGCGTGCCAGACAGCAGATCGACCACCAGAACGTTGCCGAGGTCGAAGCGCGAGGTCGGCCCTGCGTAGAAGTCCGAGACCAGCGCGCCGATCCGGGCCCGTGTCCCGAAGCTGGTGAGCAGTTCGAAGCCGTCGCTCGACGGACTGCGGAACACCGCGATCTCGCCGGGCCAAGGGACGCCATGCGCCGCTGCAAAGGGCCGGTGCGCCGGCTGGTCCTCGGTCAGCTGCGGCAGGTCGAGCAGCACCGCCTCGGGTGCGCCGAAGACGACGGCTTGCGACAGCGCCGAAGGCCGCGGCGCGCCGGGCGGCAGGTCATAGGCCTCCCGATCCTGGCGGACGGCTTCGATCCCGCGCGCATCGGCATCGGCGATGGAAATGAACCGCAGCGGGACGGCGCGGCCGCCATGGACAAACGACACGACATCAGCCGGGTCGAGCGCGAGGCGCGACGGAGGCAGGCGGAAGACCGCGCTCTCGCGGCCGGTCCAGGCTTCCATCAGTGCGCGGCGGCAGCGGCGCTCGGCCTCCTCGGGCGGCACCGCCATAGGGAAGGACTCGGACGCGATGCGGGTCGTATCGACGGTGATGCGCCGGGCCTCGACCTGTGCGGCCTCGTAATCCTCGTCGGCACGGGCCACCTGCCATTTCAGGGCCTGCGGCAGTTCGGTCTCCTGGCCGCGCGTGAGCTCGAGAACGTCGCCCTCGCGGGGCGCGACAAGATCGTCTGGCGAGACCGTTGCGACAGCTGCGCGCCCGCGCATGACGAACCGGATCACACCCTCGGTCTCCACCGCGTCGAAGCCGAAATGCCGCGCGAGCGTGGTGATCGAGGCGCGAGGGCTTTCCAGCGCGCCGATGGCGTAGCCCTCGACCGCGCCCCAGAGCCCGGTGACGTCGATCCGGTTCTCGGGAAGCCCGGCGCGCAGGCAGAGATGGCGGACAAGGGCCGCGAGCGATACCGCCCCGAGCCGTCCGGTCAGCCAGTGACCGAGGCGCCAGTTCCCGCCATCCGTCCAGACGTCGGTCAGCGCCGGGAAGAATGGGTACGGCCGCGCGTCCCAGGTCCAGGCGGCGCATTCGGGGACGTGCACCATCCGGCCGCCGTAGACCGAGGACAGCGGGTTGTTCGCGGCATCGCCCCACCAGAGATAGGTCGCCTCGAGATAGGCCCGCTGGATCGCGTCGTCCCGCCAGCCGCGGGAAAAGTAGGGCACGAAGCTCTCGGAGGATTTCGGGTCAAAGAAGACGTTGGGCTGGTTGGAGCCCCGGTCGATGGCGGGACAGCCGAGCTCGGTGAACCAGATCGGCTTCGACTCGGGCGCCCATGCGGTCGGTGTGCCGCTCTCCACACCACCTGGGCGGTCGTAGTGCGGGTTCGACCACCAGCTGCGCAGATCCTTGTAGCGGAAGACCCACGGCTTGCCGGCAGTGCCGTCCATGATCGCGCTTCGCACCTGCGCGGAGCGGTCGGCCGCGCTGGAGTAGAACCAGTCGAAGCCTTCGCCGCCCGCGATGTTGGCCTGCAGATAGGCCCGGTCGTAGATCGCGGGCCAGCCTTCAGCCGCGTCGGCATGCTCGAACCCGTCGCGCCAGTCGGAGAGCGGCATGTAGTTGTCGATCCCGATGAAATCGACGTTGCCGTCCGCCCAGAGCGGATCGAGGTGAAAGAATACGTCGCCCGAGCCGTCGCCCGGCTGGTGCCCGAAATACTCCGACCAGTCGGCTGCATAGCTGATCGCCGTGCCCGCCCCGAGAATGGAGCGCACGTCGGCCGCCAGATCGCGGAAGGCCTGCACTGCCGGATAGGCGCTGGCGCCCGAGCGGATCGTGGTCAGCCCGCGCATCTCGGTTCCGATCAGGAAGGCGTCGACCCCGCCGGCCGCGGCGCAGAGAAAAGCGTAGTGCAACACCATGCGGCGCAGACCCCAGTCGCCCGGCGCCCCGGTCCAGGAGACGGTTTCGCCCGAGACGGCAAAGTCGGACGGGCTGGCGCTGCCGAAGAAGGCCGCGACCTGGCTTGCGGCTGTGGCGGTCTTGTCGACGCTGCCGGCATAGCCCGCCGCGGGCGAGCAGGTGATCCGGCCGCGCCAGGGGAACGCGGGCTGACCTGTCTCGGCGGCGTTGTCGGAGTATGGGTTCGACAGCGTGTTGCCGGGCGGGACGTCCATCAGGATGAAAGGGTAGAAGGTCACCCGCAGCCCGCGGGCCTTCATCTCCTTGATCGCCTGCACCACAGCGAAGTCGGCCGGCGTGCCGCCATAGACCGGCCGGTCCTGGTCATCGCGGCTGACCAGGTGCGCGGCGGCGCGCGAGACGCCATTGACGGACCAGGTCTGCGGGCTCGTGGTCTTCGCCGAGACTTCGACGCCCGGGCGGATCGCGCAGTCGCCCACGCGGAGGTCGTTCCCGAACCAGGCGACCACGAGACTGACGCTCTCCACCTTCGGCGCCATGGCCTGCAGCCGGTCGAGCGCCACCACCATGTCGGCGGTGTCCGAGAGCGCGTTCAAGTTCTCGGGGATCTGCGCGCCGCCGCTGCCCTTGCGGATGCCCTGCGTCGCGTAGGTGAACTCGCCCGAGGCCGGGATCATCGTGACCGCCTGCGTCAGCCCCTCGGCAGTGTCGGGATTGGCGAGCGGGCGGAATACCTCGAAGGAGAGCTGCGGCAGCCGGTTGCCGTAATTGCCCAGCGGCAGGTCCTCGAAGACCACATAGGCCGTGCCGCGATAGGCCGGGGTGTTGGCCGCGCCCATCTTGGCGGCGATGAACGGGTCCGCGGTCTGGCTCTCATCGCCCGGATACCAGCGCCAGGTGATCCCGGCGGTGTCGAGGAGCTTGCCGTCCGCCCAGATGCGCCCAATGCCAGTGATCGGGCCCTCACAGAGCGCAACCGCGAAGCTCGCGTAGTAGAGATACTCGGTCGTCTTGACCTTGCCGCCGCCCCCGCCGCCCTTGCCGCCGCCCTGCGTGGTGGTCTTGGTCTCCTCGCGGAAGTCGGTCGCCCAGATCACGTTGCCGCCCATGCGCATGCGGCCGTAGACGCGCGGGATGACGGCGCCCTCGGTCGAAGACGTGATCCGTAAGGAATCGAGTCGCGGCCCCTCGATCCGCTGGGTCGGCGCGAGCGAGGACACGATCCAGCTGTCGACAACCGAGCCGATTGTCGAGCCGACGAAGCCGCCGATGGTCGCGGCACTCACGCCGAGGATGGCGCCGCCGATGCTGCCGCCAATGGCGGCGCCAGCGGCACCGAGAACGAGCGTTGCCACGGGTCAGACCCCGTCAGGAAACAGGAAGGCGAAGGCGATGCGCCGCCGCCAGGATTGGGTGAGCGGTTCCTCGATCACGCCGAGCCGCTCATAGGCATGGAGGAAGCTGTCTGGGCCGGTCAGGATCCCGACATGCTTGGCGATGGCGCGGGGTATCATGCGGAACAGCACCAGCGCCCCGGGCCCGGCCTCGGTGGGCGACACCTCGATCATCATGCGCCGCGCGCCTTCGGCCAGAATCTCGCGCGGCCCCGTCTCGCCCCAGTCGCGGCTGTAAGGCGGGATCGGAAACGGCTCGGGGCCGACGACCTCGCGCCATATGCCCCGGGCGAGACCGAGGCAGTCGCAGCCGACGCCGCGCAGGCTCGCCTGGTCGTGATACGGCGTTCCGAGCCAGGCGTGCGCCGCAGCAATGACTTGATCCGGATCGGCCGGCGTCACAGAACGCCCCCGTCGTGGCCGCCGTCCTTGGTCGCGTAGCGCAGGATCGTGTCCTGTCCGGGGATGTGCGGGAAGCCTCGGAAGTTAGCGGTATTGGCGAACTTGGCGCCGCAGGTCTCGATCCGCTTGTCGCAGCCCGCGCGGATGGTGAATGCGTCACCCTCGGCGATCGCGCGCACCGGCGCCTCGAGCAGGGTCAGGATGGCCACGCCATCCGTGACGTCGTGGCCCAGCACTTCCGCGCGACGCCCGGCGTTCGCGCCGCTGGTCCACTCGACCGTCCCGAAGGTGAACCAGCCGGCCTCGAACCCGCCGAGCCCCGATGCGGTGAAGGCGCGGTCGCGCAGTAGATCGATGACGGCGCCGGTGCCCTTGAACGCCGTGTTCTCCAGATCGACACCGCAGCGCGCATCCCCCAACGCGGCGTCGCAGGTCGCCTGGAAGGTTCGCCCGACCGTCTGGCCCAGCACATGGGCAAGCGAACGGACCTCGGCGACGAAGGCGAGCCGCCCGCGCCGGATCTGACCGATGGCCCCGCGGCGCATCAGCACGCGCTGGCCGGTGTCGGCCCAGTTCACCCGCCAGACCTCGACCTCGGCGTTGTCCCAGCGGCCATCGAGGATGTCGGTCTCGGTGATCCGGTCCGAGGTCAGCACGCCCTCGGCGTCCTGCGCATCTACCGACAGGTCCGAGCCCGAGCGAACCTCGGACGCGGTCAGCCCGCTCTCCGGCTCGAAGTCCGTGCCGTCGAAGCCGAGCCTCCGGTCGTGATCGGTGAAGCCAAAGGTGACGCCATCGGCCCGCGTGATCCGCCAGCACCAGGCAAGTGTCGTCGTGCCCTCGTCGAGATGGGACTGCAGCGCGGGCGAGAGGGATTTCATCGGCAGGTTCCCGTCATGCGGTCGTCAAGATCGGCGATCCAAATCGCCCAATCCGGCGGCAAAGCGGCAACTGTGTCGGCAGGCGGCCGGACGAGCCGCGCCTCGGCATAGGAAGTGCAGCCGGCATCGGAAAACGGGGGACGGGTCGCGCAACCGCTAAGAAGCAGGCTTGCGGCCATGATTTTGATGATATCCATAGTGCCTCTCCGCAGCTTTGCGCACGGCCACCGCGTCGGCTTTTGATCGAAAGCTCCCCAGCAAGTGGCGGCGCCCTTTCTCAGGGTAGATGTATGCCCACCAGCGGCGCTTCTCCCTGTTCCAGCTCACGCCAACGACGCCCGAGCTGTTGCTGCGCGATATCGCAGTGTTCCGCGCATTCTCTGCGGGATCGGTAGGGCGCAGGTTCCGCCATCGATTGTCACTGCGCCGGCCATTGACGTGGTCGATCTGCGCCTCTGGCCATTGCCCGGTCATGATCGCGAACGCCACTTGGTGGGCGTACACATGAGCACCGAAAACGCGGCCAGCGATGTATCCGTGTTCGCGGCGACCGAATGCCGGCTGACCTTCGTACTTGGCGTTCCAGATCCGGCAGACCCACGCCGGGTCGCGTTTGCAATGTGTGAAATGCGTTGGCCGTCGTGCCTTCCATGTAAACTGGCCGGTATCGGGATCGTAGTGAATGAGGTCACGTAGAAGCGCCGGCTCAATTCGTGGCGCCGTTCTGCTGAGCTCGTTCATCACCAGTTCCCGTCGTTGCGCCGCAGCCGCTCAGCGGGATCGCCGTAGCCGCGGCCATCGCGAACCGCATCCCGACCGCGCTCGACACGCTTGTTCTTGTCTTCGATGGCATCGCGTTCGGCCTCCCGTTTGCCCGCGCGCTTTCCTTCGACAAGGCCCCAGCGTCGGCCGAGGACGACGCCCCCGATTGCGCCGAGCGCCGCGACCAGCCAGATCAGAAGGTCAGCCATCGCCGCGGAACCCGCGCTCGATCCTGTCGCGCAGGCCGATCAGGCCCAACCCGAGGAACATCAGTCCCGCGGGCGAGGCATCGCCCGAGCCGGCCAGCAGCGCGACGAGACGGGACAGCTCGCCGAGCGACCCGGTGGCGGGCAGCGCGAGGGAGGCGATGCCGGTGAGCATGGCGAGAAGTCCCGCCCACCAGGTGAGCGAGTTGGGTCGGACGTAGCGCATGAGTCAGGCCCTCCGGATCAGGGTGGAGAAGAAGGCGGCCAGCCGCGCGAGCCAGCCGGTCGGCATATCGGGTTCGGGATCGAGGACCGGCGGCCGCGGTGTCGGAGGTCGCCGTAGCAGGGCCAGCGCCTCATCCTCGGTCAGGCGACGGATCGGCCGGGAGAAATCGACGCGGCCCGTGTGATCTACGGACCAGACCGGGATCGTGCCGCCAGGATAGCGGCCATGCCGGAACAGATCGCGCTCGGCCTCCCGGCGCGGAATGATCGCGGCCGGTCGCCGCCAGTTGAGAAACGCGTCGGCGGCTGCAACGAGATTGCCGGCATTGAGGTGCCGGGTCAGCGCGGCCTTTGCGATGCCGCCGGTGTTGTAATGGAACGAAACCAGCGCATCGAACTCGTGCGGCGCCAGTGGCACCTCCACGGCCCGCTGGACGGCAGCCTCGTAGCGCGCGAGGTCGGCCCGGAAGACCCGGAACGCCTCGCGGATCCCGGCGCCGAGATCGGCGGGCATGCCGCGCGGCATGGTGGCGGGATCAGGCGGCCCAGCCGCGGTCGTGTGGCCGATGCCGAAGGTCCAGACCTGTTTCACATCGAGATAGGGCCCGGGCACGAGTCCTTCGTGCCGGACGAGGGCCAAGAGGCCCCGGTCGGTCATGTGCATGGGATTACCGGAGTAGCGAGAGGATCAGGATCAGTGCTGCGATGGCGAGGCCGATGCGCAGACGGTGGGCAAAGGCCGCTCTTGGGTCCGCCGGGTCGCAGCGGAGGGAGCGCGCGAGGCGAAGGATCTCATTCATCGCCGTCGCCCCGCTTGGCACGACGCAGGCGGGCCAGCAGCACTTCGATGAAGGCCGGTCCGAAGACGCCGACGAGATAGGCGGCCGAGCCCGCTGCACCGCCCGCGGGGATCGTCTCGGGCGGCAGGCCCAGCCAGGCAGTGATGACGGCCATCGACAGGCTGCCCATCCCGGCCGCGATCAGCCCGCCGAGCAGGATGTGCCGGAGCGCATCGCGCAGCCGCATCTTCGTGGTCAGTGCATTCGTTGCCCCGCCGAGCGCTCCCCAGGCAGCGAGGATCACGGCCGTCGAGGCCGCGAGTTCGCGCAGCACGGCTGCAACGAAGCTGCCGGTGTCGTTCATCGCCGGATCTCCAGAAGTGGAATGGTGGTGATCGAGCCGAGCCGCTCGAGATCGAGCGTCACGTCGAGCGCGTCTGTGTCGAAGCGGACCGGGACGTCGAACTCGAAGCCCGCGGTGATGGCGACGCCGGAGCTAGGCGCGGTGTTGAAAGTGACGATGCCGGTGGTGGTGTCGACCGACCCGCCGGAGGGCTGCTCGACCCCGCCGAGCGCAATGCGCACGGTACCCGCCACCGGCTTGGCGATGGTGCGCGTCCAGGATTGCGCGCCCGAGGCGTAGCGCTTCACCAGCTGGAAGGCGGTCGTCGCGCCATTGCCGGTGCCGATCGCCTGGTCGTTCGGCGATGGCGTGCCCGAGGGCAGGCAGGACTTGTGGTCGCCCCAGTCCTTGAAGCGGAAGCCATGCAGGCGGCCATTGCGCGCCTCGAAGAAGGCGACCACTGCCGACAAATCGTCCGCGCGGCGGATGCCGTAGGCGACGTCGTAGCGGCGACGCGAGTTGGCCCAGCTGGCGTTGCGTTCCTCGTCGCCCGAGGCGAGTTCGACGATCTGCGTGCGCCGCTCGGGCCCGCCCCGCGCGCCGCGACTGATGTTGTCCGGAAACCGGACCTCGTGAAACGCCATCACATACCCCTCCGCCCGAGCGAAACCGCACGGGCGATGTCCGCGGCGACCTGCGTGCGGGATTGGCGGAAGCTCTCGGCGTCGCGGGCCATGATGGTGACGTTGACGCCACCACCCGTGCCGTAGCTCTGCGCCTCACGCCGCGACAGCACCCGTTCGCCGCGTTGCAGGATCGCGGGGACTTCGTCGTGGCGTAGCCCCGCCATGCCGCCTGAATGCATCCGCGGTGCGGCGGCGAAGGCCATGGCGGGCACCATGCGCGCGGGCCCCGCGGACCCCACCATCCCGCCCGCATGCAGGACGTTTGCGAAAATGCCGCCCGCACCAGCGAACACGCCGGAGAGCGCATTGGCGATCGGCCCGAGGATGAACCGCCGCGCCGCGAGCTGGGCGAGATCGGCCAGCAGCGAGGTGACCAGGTCGCGGAAGTTCAGCTTGCCGGTCTTCACGAACTGGCCCACCGCGTTCTCGGCCGACTGGAAGGCGCCGACGAGGCTCTGTCCGATGTCGCCGCCAATCTCTCGCGCCTTGCTGGCGTAGTCCGACAGCGCGGCGGTGACCGCCTGCCAGCTGGTGACCGCCGGCTCGACGTTGGGCTCGGCCGCAGTCACCGCCGCGCCTGCGGCAGCGCCGGCATCGGACGCGGCCTGCCCGGCGCCGTCGAGCGCGGTCTCGAACCGCTCTGCCGCGGCCGTGGCCTCGGCCAGCGCATCGGCGCCGTCGTCGTCAGTGCCGCGCACCGCATCCCGCAGCGCCTGCCAGCTTTCGAGGGGCGCGCGGGCACCTTCCGCTAGATCGCGCGCCGCGCCACGGTAGACATTCGCGGACTCCAGCGCCCGGGCGGCCGCGTCCGTGAGCCCGAGATCGGGCGCGGTGAGCGGGTTGTCTTCGAAGGCCTGATCGAACGCCGCCTGCGCAGCTGTCGTGGCAGCGCTGGCCGCACCCTCGAAGCGGTTCTCGATCTCGCCAAGGTCGAGGTCGGGCACCAGCGAGATACGCCGCTCGGACCCGAGCGCTTCCAGCCCCTGGTTGATGCCGCCGATGAAGCCGTTGATGCGCGAGACCACGCCGTTCAGCATCGCCTCGACGCCGTCGACCAGGCTGTTCGCCGCCTGGAAGGCCAGATCGCCGATGGCCGCGGGCAGCAGACCCCAGATCGCCTTGATCGCCTCGTAGGCGCCCTCGAAGGTGTTCGCCGCCGTATTCCCGAAACCGACCACGCTCTCGATGGCGCTCTGCATGCCTGACGCGGCGTCGGCCTTCAGGTCGAAGAACATCGCCGTGGCGGCTGCGCCAGCCGCAGCAGCACCCATCTTGATCCGATCCCAGACCTCTACCGCCAGGTCCTTCAGGAGCGACATCGCTTCGCCGAACCCACCCGCACCGGAGACGAGCCGGGTGAACTGGTAGACGAGCTCGCCCGCGCCGACGATCAGCGCGCCGATGCCGGTCCGGATCAGCGCGCCGCGCAGGACGACCAGCGCCGTGGCGAGGCCGCGCACGGAGAGCGCCGCAGCGGCCATGCCGGCGACCCAACGTCCCGCGAGGAAGGCCGCGAAAGTGGCGGCGTAGGTGGTCAGGCGACCGATGTTGCCTAAGAGGCCGCGGATGGCGATGCCGAGCGGCCCGGTGCGGCTGGCGACCGCTGCCATGGCATCCGCGACCGCTTCCAGCGCCGGAGCCGCGGCAACGGCCAACTGGTTCGACAGCCCGCGCCAGATGAGCCCGAGCCGGGAGATGGCGTCGTTCGTTCGTTCGATCTGCTCGGCATCCTGCTCCGAGACGACAACCCCGAAGGCGAGGACGTCCTCGGTCGCCTGGCGCAGCGTCGCGGTGTCGATCCGCGACATGGCGATGGAGCCTTCCTCGCCGAAGAGCTGCCCCGCGACGGCCGCGCGCTCGGCGGCAGGCACGAAGCTCTCGATGGCCGCGTTGATCGCACCCACACGCTGGTCCAGCGGCAGCGCGATCAGTTCGTTGGCCGACAGCCCGAGCCGGTCGAACGCGTCGGCAGCCGGGCCGGTCCCGGCCGCCGCCTGGCTGAGACGACGCGTCAGATCCTTGGTGGCCTGTTCGATGCCGGACATCGACACGCCCGCCAGTTCGCCCGCGCGCTCCAGCGTCTGGATCGAGGCGACGGTGGTGCCGAGCGACTGCGCGAGTTTGGCCTGCGCATCCACCGTCTGCAGACCGGACCGGACCATCGCCACGCCAGCGGCGGTGGCAGCGGCCACTGCTGCAGCGGCGGCCACCCGCACCCGCCGCGAGAACGCCGCCAGCCGGGCATTGGCCGCCTCCATCTCCCGGCTGAGCCGTCCGAAGCCGCGCGATCCGGCCTCGCCGACGCCTTCCAGTTCGGCGCGCACCTGTCGCCCGCCGACCGCGGCGAGGCGGACGGACACACGCTTTTCAGCCATCGGGGCGTTCCATCTGTTCGTTGAGCTTGGCGACCATCACCGCTTCGATGACGGGCAGCAGTTCGGCCATGGCGAGCGGCGGCACGCCGAGCGCGTCCCCGAGTGCGACCGCCGCCGACATGTCCCAGCCGATCACGGCGCCCGGCAGCACGCGCAACTGGCCGCCGAGGCGGCCGACCAGGTCCCAGACCTGCCAACCTTCCGGCGTTTCCGGACGGTTCAGCCGCGCCGGGCAGTCCGGGCAGGCTTGCGCGCAGGCTTCGCAGTATCGCGCGCCCCCGCCGAAGGACCATTCGGCGAGAGCGCGGAGGCGTTTTTTTCCTGTTCCAGCAGCAGGCCCTTCGAGACGTAGGCCAGCTGGAAGGCCTCGAAGATCGGCCAGACGTCGAGCAGCGCGTCGATGGCCTCTGGGCTCGGGTCGATGGGCTTGCCGTCCGCATCGCCGATGCCCTCCCAGGCGAGCACCGCCCGCCGCGCCAGCGCCTTGGCGAAAGCGACCGCGCGTTCCTCCTCCGAGGCCTCCTCGGGGATCGCCTCCACGACGGGGTCGCTGCGCGTCGCCACCATCAGCGCCGTCGTGAGCGGTCGCAGCTGCACCCGGACGCCGGGCGCGAGGTCGTGCCAGCGCGGTTCATTCGTCAGGTCGAGTGTCAGCATCCTCAGTACACCTCGATGTCGTTGATCAGGGTTGCGGTGCACATCCGGCCGACGACGCTGTCGCGGGCCGCCTGCCAGTCGAAGGTCGCCTGCACGCCCTGCGGCCCGGAAATCTCGATGCGCGGGCGCGGCAGGTAGACGGCGTGCACGGTGAAGGTGAAGCTCTCGCCGGACGGCAGGGCGTAGGCGAATTCCATCTCGCAGGCCTCGCCGTTGATCGCCTGCGTCACCAGCGTCTGGTCGGCGAAGCGCACCTCGATCCGGCCGGTCAGCGCCGCGATGGACGGGTCCGCGCCGTCGATGCGGCCGTCCGAGCGGATGGTCTCGATCCGGTCGAGGTTGTTGGCATAGGTGATCTCGGCCGAGACCACATTGCCGAGGGCGGTGCCGTTGCGCGTGATCGACCCGTTGAAATGGCCGAAGCGCTTGAGCTCCAGCGCGGCGGGCGTTCCGGCGCTGGTGGTCGTGCCCACACTCTCACCCTGCGCCACCAGCCGTGCGGTTGCGGTCAGGAGCCCTGAGCGCTGCATCTGCCAGGTGATCTGGTCGAGCACGCAGCCGGAATACATCGCGTAGCGCGGCACCTCCGGCATGCCGGTTTCGATCGACATGCTGGGCAGCGTCCAGGACCCCGACTGGAACTCGTGGGTGTAGGGCGCTTCCGCACCCGTGGTCGTGGGTGCGCCGAACGCCGCCTTCAGCCAGAAGCCGAAGGCCTCGGCGTCGAGCGGCACGACGATGTCGCCATCAGCCGTCACCGCGTCCTTGATCGGCGCCAGCGGATCGCGGCCGTAGCCGAGCAGTTCCGAGTTCAGCAGCGGCTGTTCGGCCCCCAGCGAGGTGCTGGCGAAAGGCATGCGGGTGAAGCCGCTGGCAGGCGGCGTTCCATAGGTCGTCTCGAACGCAAGCGCCATCTGCGCCCGCGCCCCCTGGGCTCGTGCCATGGTGATCTCCTTGATTTCGTTGAAGCGCGGTTGCGTTCGGTCAGGCCGTGCCGCACATGGACATCATGCGCACTATTCGTCCCAATTCCCCGCTCAGTATTTCCGCTCGACCGATCATCACCCGGATGATCGTTTCTGTCCTCGCGGTTCTTGTTCTTTTGACCGGCCCCGTCTCGGCGCAGACGAATACCGTGAGCGGCGCGGTCCGCTACGTGACGGACGGCGACACCTTCTCACTTCGCGGCGTTGAACGGCCGATCCGTGTCTGGGGCCTCGATGCTCCCGAACGCAACGAGCGCGGTGCCTCCGCCGCGACATCCACTCTGCAGCGGCTGGTCGCCGGCCAAAGCCTGACCTGTCGTGTGCGCGACATCGACCGATACGGACGGATCGTCGGGCAGTGCTTCCTAGCCGATGGCCGCGATGTCGCGGCCCAGATGATCGCTGCCGGAGTGGCCCGGGAATACTGCTACTTCTCCGGCGGCTACTACGGGACCTGTCGCGGCAACTGACCCGTCGGCTCTAGCCGAACGGATCGGACGTGGAATAGTGAAGCATAACGGAGATTACCGCCGCCTTGAGGCTCGCGGAGCCCTCGACTGGCAGGTCCACTGGCCGCGGCGCTTCAGCCTCGACCCAGTCGCAGAGTCCGCCCAGCGTCCGGTCTACAGCCAGCGCCGTTCCGACGCGGGCGCAGAGCGTGTCGAATGCGGCATCACGGGTAGCGCCCTGCACGATCGCCTCGATCTCGGCGCGGTGCTGGTAGTGGTAGGCCAGCGGTGACAGCGTCACCTCCGGCTCCCCCGGCTCGCCGTCGCGGAGGATCAGCAGACCCTCAGACGGCACGCGCTCGGGCAGCACCTCGCCGCGCAGGGCGGTGGCGGGCAGCGCGGAGAGCCGCGCGTGCAGCGCGGCGAGGATGGTTTCGCGATCGGTAGGCACCAGCACTTCCTTTTGTGCCCAGGGCATTCATCGGCAGACGAACGCCACAGCTGTTCTGTGATGCGTAGCTTGGGTCGCGGGTCAGGAATGCGAACCGCGGACCCTCAAATGCGCTTTCAATTCATTCAGTGAGAGACATACGCTGCGTTTCCGATGCACCATGCGATGGCAATTCGAACAGAGGACTACAAGGTCCGTCGCAGGGTCGGTGATCGTTTTACCTGCTTCGGCGATCGGAACTACATGGTGGACTTCGATGAAGCCCTCACCAAGGGCCCCATACGCGCGGCCGAAGTTGAACCCGCAAGCCATACAGTCGAGTCCATGGATCGCGAGGGCATCCTCCCTGAGTTTCGGAACACGTTCGCGCCGCAGGGAGACGTAGACCTTTTCGCCGCCCTCCGTCCGCGCCTCCGGGCTGCGGGCTTTTCCATCCAACGCGACCGGCATACCGGCATGAAGCCCGAGGACGAACCGCTCGAGCTCCTGATCGGAACGATCCCTCCACTCTTCATGTATCCGCGTGAAATTGGTGCTCAATGACGGTTGCTGTCCGTTGCGATCCACCCATCCGATCCGTCCGTTATCGAACAATATGTCGAACGTATCTCGCGCATTTTTCAGGCTGTTCCGGAATTGGGTCTGTGAGCGGCCATCTCCCATCGCGTCGAAGAAACTGTCGTATGCAGCTTTCCATGTGCTTACGCCGAGAGCTGCTGGAGGTGACGCAGGCTTGCCTTCGTGACGGACACCGCATCTGGCCAGCCAGTAGCTGGCAATCATCATCGAGTAGGATCGCTCAATTAACTGCTCGGGGCGCTTCATACCCTTGATTATGAAGATACATCCAGGCTCCTGACAATCGGGGAATTGGACGAGCAGGAACAGCGCTCTCGAAGTGCCTTTACGAGAACCGTTCCTCCACCCAGTTCGCCACGATCAGCCCCGGCACGCTGTCGAGCGCCCGCTCGGCGTCGCGGTCGAGGTCGAGTCGCTTTGGCAGTTTGACCTGTGGGACCAGCAGGAAGATCGGTGCGGTGACCTGGTTGCGTCCGGTCTTCGCGCGCGACGCCACCGCCTGGCCGCGCTTGTTGATGCGGGCCTGGTCGGCGACGAGCAGGCTCGGGCCGCTGCGACGATAGACAAAGCGCAGGCGTAGGCCGCGGCGGCGTTCCCACTCGCCGGGGGTGATTTTACCACCGCGCAGACCTCGCCCGGCCGCCTCGGTGGGGATCGCCAGCCAGAAGCCGTCCTTCGAGCGTATCAGCGGGCCCGTGTCGTGGGCGCCGACGATGACCGGCGCCTTCGACCAGACGAGCGCCGCGGCGTTCAGGCTCTCGTCTCCGTTCGGGTACGTCTGGCTCCGTATCGAGTTGGCCAGCCGCCGTCCGAGCCCGGCGCCGCTGATCTGGCCGCGCCAGGCGGTCTTCAGTTCTGTCCCGGCCTCGCGCATGGCGGCGGTGACGGCCTTCTCACCGGCCTTCACCTCTGCAGCCATGGCGGCGACGAGGTCGGGCGTGATGTCGAGTTTCAGTTTCACGCGGGCCTCAGATCCACGGTCCAGACGAGCCGCTCGCGGTCGCGGACGGGCTCGCCCTGAACGAGGAAAGCCTCGCCGTCGATCTCGATGCGGTCGCCGGGCCGCGGGTTCGCGACCTCGGCGAGGCGCAGGTCCAGCCGGGTGGTCTCCGACCAGAGGCGCGTTTCGCCGAAGTTCGTGACGTCGTCGTGCCGGCGCAGGATCGCTCGGACCAGCGACGGCGCGCCGCCCTCGGCGGTGTAGACCGCGTCGCGCGCGAGATGCGCGTCCGCGAAGAGCGCGTCGAGGGCGTCGGCGAAGGCGGTCATCAGGTCCGCCGTGCCGAGCGCAGCACCTGCGGCCGTGTGCAGATCGGGAGCGGGTTGCTCTCGATCTCCAGCCGCACCCATTCGTCGCGATCCCGGTCGGGGATCGTTCGCGCATAGAGCGGCTGGCCGAGGGTGTTCACCGTCTTGAAGGTGTCGGCGGGGGCGTAGTAGATCTCGAAGAGCCCCTCGATGCCCTCGGGATAGAAGAACGCCTTGTCGGTCGGCACGGTGAAGCCGACGCCGCCCCGGTAGCGGCGGAAGGTGATGCCGCCGAAGCTGACCTCGTCGGCGACGCGGCCGCGCAGGTCGGCCGCCGCGGCGGTGTTGAGATAGGTCTCCCGCACCTCCTTGTGGGCCACGAGATCGGCGAAGAAGGCCGAGCCGCATTCGGCGCGGATCTGTACCGCACCGGCCGAGAGCCCGCCCATCGAGTCCTCGACGCTCTCGATGAGCGCCTGGCAGCGCTTGCGGAGCGCGCCCGAGGCCGGGCTTGCGTTGTCGAGGTCGAAGTCGATCTCGGGCGCGGGCGTGATGCCGAACTCGGTGAAGTAGTTCACGACCGTGGCGTGGTCCTTCGGATCCTTCACCAGCCCCTGGATGCCGTTCAGGAGGTGGTATTCGAAGGTGGTCTCGGCGTCCTGACGGAGCTTCCGGAGCCGATACGCGACCTCGGTCTGCACCTGCTGGGTGGCGCTTTCCGAGCCGAAGTCGCGCACCGACTGAATCTCGGAGGCCCAGAGCACGTCCTGCTTCTTGAACTGGCGACAGACAAAGGCGCGCATCTCGCGCCGGTCCGGAACCTGCTGCTCGTAGGCCGAGCCGCGCTCGGAGAACGGGATCAGCGACAGCGTGCCGTCGCGGCTCTCGATCACGACGGTGCGGGAACGCACGCCGCGCGGGCTGAAGAGGTTCGAGCCCGAGAGCAGCGCGGGCTTGTAGGGGATGTTCTCGAGCGCGCGGGTGAGCTCGACGATGGTGAAGGCATCGCCTTCGAAGATGTCCATGGTGGCCATGAGGATGCCTCCTGTCGTGAGCGCGCCCAGCAAAAGTGGACGCCGGTTTTGCGTCCGGGCGCGCGTGGAAAAGGGAATTGGGTCAGCGGACGAGGATGCCCGCGGCGAGGAGCGCCGTGTGGGCGGCCGCGATCTCGCCCTCGCTGGGCGTGCCCGCGAAGACGAGGTCGTGGCGGTTGACGATGGCGGGGCCGCGGACGACCGCGACGGCGGGCGCATCGCCAGCGCTCGCATCCGCCTTGCCCCAGAGCACGGCGACGGCGGTCTCGGTGCCGTCCACGGCGGCCGGATCGTGGGCGGCGTACTTGCCGGACGCGGTGATCTTGCCGAGCACCGTGCCCGGCTCGAGCGTGCCGGCGGCGACAGTGATCGTCTCGCGGGTGTAGTCGCGGAAGGCTTCCCAGACAAGGAAGCCGCCGGGGTGCGTGCCTTCGACCAGCGTGGTCATGGTGTCATCCTTTCAGCTTGAAGGTTCGGGCGACGATCTCGCCCCAGGGGCGCGCAGCCGAGGTGCGGCCGGGCTGCGGGTGATGGGGTGCGATCTCCGGCTCCCCCTCTGCCTTTGCGGCGAGAAGTGCGGCGCGCACCTCGGCGAGGCTGGCGTCCTGCTCGAGGAAGCGGCCGGCCATCTGCGGCTGGCCCGCGAGGCGGCAGAGATCGACCACGGCCCGGGCATGACCGATGGCCTCTGCCCGGATCGCGGCAGGATCGGGCGGCGCGCCACTGGGCGGCGGCGTCTCGGCCGACGGCCGCGGAGCGTCGGAGGCGGCGGCAGGCTCGTCCTCGGCGCCCTCGACCGGGTCGTCTTCGGCGGCGGCGTCGGTATCCTCGTCCGCTTCGATCTCCCGGCCGTCGCACTCAGCGTTGGGCTCCGGCTCGGTTTCGATAGCTTCAACCAAGTCCGACGGCGCGTTGCGAAAGCGCCCGATGTCAAAGTGCGCGGCGATGCGGACAGGCTCGACCAGCCGGTCGGCGAAGCCCTGCGCCACAGCGTCCGACGCGTCGAACCAGGTCTCTGCGGCCATGAGCGCGGAGACCTCTTCCGGCGTCCGGCCGGATTTTCCGGCGTAGCCCGCGACGAGGCTGCCCTTCACCTTGTCGAGCGCCTCGGCCATGGCGCGCATGTCCTCGGCAGTGCCCATCACGAGGCCGGCGGGATCGTGGATCATCAGGAAGGCGTTCTCCGGCATGAAGATCTCGTCGCCCGCCATCGCGATGTAGGAGGCGGCCGAGGCGGCGATGCCGTCGATCCAGACGGTGACCGTGCCCTCGTGCCGCTTGATCGCATTGTGGATCGCGACCGCGTCGAAGACCGAGCCGCCGGGGCTGTTCAGCCGCAGATCAACCGGCGTGCCCTCGGGCAGCGCGCCCAGTTCGGCCAGAAAACCCTTCGCCGAGACCCCGTAGGCGCCGATCTCGTCATAAATCGCCACTTCCGCACCGGTCCCCCGGGCGCGGATCGCATACCAGCTTGCCATGTCGTCACTCCTGTTCGGTGTCCGGATCGGTCGCTGCCGCGCCGTCATCCGTGCCGTCGCCCGCGCCATCAGCGGGCTTGGGCCTTGTTGCCGGCGTCGCGCGAGCGCCCTGCGTTTCGCCGGGGCTCGTGCGGTAGCGCAGGCCGAGACCTTTCGCGCGCGCGGCGTCGGCGGCGTTCTCGCGGTCGACTTCCTCCACGTCGTAGCCGGTCGCCTCGACCACCTTGCGCCGCGAGGTGATGCCAGCCTCCATTGCCAGCACCTGCGCCTGGATGTCCTTCAGCGGATCGACCCAGTCCCAGCGCGGCGGGATCCACTGCACCGGCCGCGCCGCCGCAGGATCGGCATCGAGCGCGCCCAAGAGCACCGCGGTCTCCAGCCAGCGCTGCCATACCGCGCGACAGAGCTGGTGCACGATCACGCCATGCTGCAGCTGGCCGATGCGGCGACGGAACTCGACGAGTTCGGCCCTGAGGCTCGAGTAATTCGCCTGCCGGACATCGCCGGTGACGAGGTGATAGGGCAGCCCCAGCGAGGCCGAGACCGCCAGCAGCGTCCGATACTGGAACGCCTCGTAGCCGCCGCCGACATCCGCCGGAGACGAGAACTTCACGTCCTCGCCCGGCAGCAGCACCTGCATCGTGCCGGGTTCGAGGCTCGCGATGGCGGCCCCATCCAGATCCGCCTCCGCCTCGCCCATCATGGGCTCTTCCGGCGCCGTCTTGGTGATGAAGCCCGCGAACATCGCCGCGGTCTTCTTCCGGTCGAGCTCTGCGTCATCGTACTGGTCGAGCAGGAACAGCCGCACCATCGCTGGCGCGATATGCGGCAGCCCCCGGATCTGGCCCGCGTCGATAGGGCGATAGATGTGCAGCACATCCGCCGCCGGCACGCGCACGGTCTCCGGGATGACCGCCCCCTGATCGGTGCTGTCACCCGGATGGCGGCGGCGGAAGTGGTAGGCCACCCGCCGCCCGATCCCGTCGAACTCGATCCCGCAGCGGATTCGGTTGCCGTTCGCCGCCGTCTCGGTCTTCTCGAAGGGCAGCATCTCGGCCTGGAGAAGCTGCAGCTGCAGCGGGACCAGCAGTCCGTCCTCCGCACGCCGAGGTCGGAGCCGGACGAAGCATTCGCCCGCGACGAACATCTCGCGCGCAACCATGGCCTGCAGGCCGTAGAAGTCGGTCAGACCGTCGGCGTCGGCCTCGTCGGTCCAGGCGAGCCAGAGCCGCTGGACCCGGTCGCGCAGATCGGCGTCTCCGATCAGCGAGGACGGTTTGATCCCGTCCCCGACCAGGTTCGCGGCGAAGGCCTCGCAGGCGTTGGCGGCATAGCCGTTCGTCACCACCAGTTCTCGGGACCGCGCCAGCAGTCGGGGGCCGCCCGAGGCGACCAGCGCGTTGATGTTCTCGAGCGGCGGGTTCCACCCGCGCAGCCGCCGCTTGGCCATGGCGCCTTCGAGACGGGCGCGTACGGCAGCGGGGCCGCCGGTGGGCCGGCGACGAAAGCGGTCGAGGATGCCCATGGGTTCAGAGCCCCTTCGCCGTCGTCACGCGCACCTGTCGAACGATCCGACGCCCCTCGGCGGCCGCGATCTCGCGATCCAGCGCCTCGACGGCCCGGTCGATCTCGGCGACGCTGCGATAGTCCACGGTCTTGCCGTCATAGCTGACCCGCGCCACGCCCGAGGACCGCTGCGCGGTCAGCGCGTCGCGGCGGTTGCGAAGCTCGGCGGCCGTGGCCATGGATCACCTCATGTAGCTCGAGCGCACCGTGCGCCGGCGCGGCGTCGTTCGGGTTGGGGCGGCCGGCGCCGTCGCTGGGCCGGCCTCGGGCCCGTCCTGCTTCGCCACCCCGAGCTGCGCTTCCAGATCGGCCCACCGCGCCTCGGGCCAGCGATCTGCGCCCGCGATCCACGCCGCCGCGCGGGCATAGACCCGTGTGTCCAGCGCCTCGTTGCGCTCGCGCAGCTTCTGCCATTCGAGCCGGGCGAAGCCGCGTTTCGTGCGGACCGTCACCAGCTGCTCGGCCGTCAGCTGCTTCAGCCATTCCCCGTCTGCCCAGTCCGGCAGGTGGATCGTGCCGGGCGGGCACAGCGCGCCCACCGCCTGTTCCTCCCGCGTCGGCCGGTCCTGTCGCAGGAAGCGATAGGTCTCGGCCTTGAAGGTCGAGGTGGCGACGGTCCAGAGCCGGGCGCCGCGCCGGAGCCGCTTGCCCGCTACGGTCGCGTCAACATAGGTCGGCCCAGTCACCGGGCTCGTTCGTGTGAACCCCTCGACACCCTTCACCGGCGCCACCTGCGCGAACCCCACCTGGCGCGACCAGGCATAGACCGCGCTGGTCTCGAACCCTGAGTCGATCGCCAGCCGGGCCAGCGCCATCGGCTGACCCGACGCATGCGCCCATGTCCGCCCGAGCAGATCCGTCAGCTGCTGCCAGCACGCCGGATCGCCGGGGCCGCCCTCGAGCACAAGGTGGTCGACGAGCCAGCTTTCGAGCCCGCGGCCCCAGGCCCAGACGTCGACCTCGATCCGGTCCTTCTGCACGTCGGCGCCGGCGGTAAGGAACAGACCGCGCTCAGGCACCGTGCCCGGCGCCCATGCCTCGCGCCGGTCCGCCAGCCGCTGCCAGTCGGGCGCCTCCCCGGTCTCCATCCAGGTCTCGCCGAGGATGGTGTTCCGGAACGCCCGCATCGCCTCGTCGCTGCCCCGTGCCGCTTCATGCGCCCGCGCGATCCGCTGCCAGCTGAGCCAGCCCACCGGCGAGTAGAGCGCCGAGAGGTGATAGCCGACCGTCGCAGGATCGGCGGCCGTGGCAGTCGCCCGCCACTCGCCGCGCTCTAGCATTCGCGTCTTGTAGTGCTCGGCGATGGGTGTGTCGCAGCCCTCGCAGAGATACTCCGCCGCCTCCGGCCGCCCCTTCTCCCAGCGCAGCCGTTCGAACTTCAGCCACTGCATCGCGTCGCAATGCGGGCACGGCACGAAATACCGGCGCTGGTCGGATGCCTCGAACTCCCGCTCGATCCGCGACAGCCCCCGGATGGTCGGGGTCGAGACCAGGAAGACCTTGCGCCGGTGGGCGAAGGTCAGCGAGCGCGCTTCCGCCAGCGTGACCGGATCGCCTTCTTCGTCGGCCGAGGCCGGATAGGCGTCGACCTCGTCCAGGAAGATGTAGCGCGCCGGTGTCGAGCGCAGCCCGACTGCCGAGTTCGCGCCCGTCATGATCAGGATGCCGCCCGCGAACTCCTTCGACAGCATCGTGTTGCCCGCGTCGCGGGATCGCGCCGGCTTCACCCTCTCCCGCAGATCGGGGCTTTCCTCGATCAGCGGATCGATCCGCTGCCGCGAGTTGCGCTTGGCCAGCTCCACCGTCGGCTGCACCGCCAGCATCGGCCCCGGCGCCTGGTGGATCACGAAGCCGATCCAGTTGTTGCCGGCCTCGGTCGCGCCGACCTGCGCGGCCTTCATGAACACGATCCGCTGCGTGGGATCGCCGGGCGACAGCCGGTCCATGATCTCGCGCATGTAGGGCGTGCGCGCGGTCCGGTACTGCCCCGGCTCGGCCGAGGCCCGCGAGGCGAGTTTTCGGTGGCGGTCGGCCCAGCTCGAGACGGTCAGGTCCGGGTCGGGGCGCAGCCCCCGCGACCAGGCGCGGATCAGCGCGGCGGCGCCGTCGAACCCGAAAAGATCGTCATCCAAGCCCGGGTCGGATCTCCGCGAGGCTGTCGAGCTGGGCGCGGACATGGGCCTCCAGAACCTTCTGCATCAGCGCCGCCTCCACCTCGAACCCGTCCCCCAGTGCCGCTGTGATCTCCGAGGCCATCAGCGCAGCCACCCGCGCCGGCCAGGTCACCCACGCGTCGCGCTCGTCGCGCGCGAGCCGGAACATCAGCGTCTCCGCCCGGGCGCGGTCGACCAGCTCCTCCTTCAGCTTCTGGAGCCGGATACGCCGCTCCTGCGCCTTCAGCACCTCGTTCGCGGTCTTGGCCTGCAGGAACGTTGTGCCGCCGCCGACGGCCGGGGCGGACAGCCCCTGTTCCCGCAGCGTGTCGCCGACGGCGGCGACGGCGGCCTCGGGCACGGGTTTCAGCTTGGGCGCCGGCGCCTTTCTGGTCTTCGACGGGTCCGTCGTCTCGGCCCGCCGCTTGTCGGAGGCTGCAGCGTCGATACTGCCGTCCTCGTGCAGGACGAGCCGACCGGCGGCCTTCGCTTTCTGAATCGCGCCCCGCGACAGCCCGACACGGGCGGCGTACTGGCGCTCGCTCAGACCCTCCATGCCGCGCTCCGATTATCATTCAAAATCATGGGCTTATTGAGTTGATAAGCCTCCGCGTCAGAGCGAACCTGGATCCACAAGGACGATGCAACTCAGCACACGGAGCCACCTGATGCCGACCCGCCTGAACCCGATCACCACCCCGCGCCACGAACTCCGCGCCGAGAAGGCCCGGCGCAATCGCGAAGCCGCGCTGAACGCGTTCATCGGCAAGAAAGCCGAGATCGACGAGATGCTCGCCCGCCTGCAGGCGCTCAGCGACGACCACTTCAACGCTCACCCCGACGAAGTGAACTGGGGCCATGTCGGCACCCTCGAACACTACGCGAGCCTCCTGAAGCGCATCACCGACAGCGCCTTCGGCGAGGGCGAGCACGCCCGCTGATCTCCGGCACTGCCGGAACTCCCGCCGCGCCCTGCGCGGCTCGGGGTCGTAGGAGGGTCGCGACGGTCGCGGCCCCGAACACGGAGACCCCAGATGACCAAGCTTTCCGATACCCAGCTCGTGATCCTCAGCGCCGCCGCGCAGCGTGAGGACCGCAACGTCCTGCCGCTGCCCGGTTCGCTCCGCGGCGGCGCCGCCGCCAAGGTGGTCGGCGCGCTCCTTTCCCGCGGATTGATCGCCGAGACCGCGACCGACATCCAGACCAAGGCCGACGCCGCTCTCAACCGGATCTGGCGCAACGACGAGGACGGCCGCGCCATTCTCCTGCACATCACCGATGCGGGGCTCTCCGCCATTGGCGTCGAGCCGCAGAGCGGCGACAGCGCGCTCACCGGCGCCGACGAGGCGCCGAGTGCGGAGACCCCGCAGGACGTCCCCGCCGGGGACGACCGCTCGCCCAAGGCGCGCACACCGCGCACGGGCACGAAGCAGGCGAAGCTGATCGAGATGCTCCGCGCCGATGGTGGCGCGACCATCGACGAGATCGTCGCCGCCACGGGATGGCAGCCGCACACGGTCCGAGGCGCCTTCGCCGGCGCGCTCAAGAAGAAACTCGGGCTCGAAGTCACCTCGGAGAAGGTCGAGGGCCGCGGTCGGGTCTACAGCCTTCCCGCAGACTGAAGCTGAAGAGCTACCGACCTTCACAATCCATCCTGCCCGCCGCCCAACCCTGCATTGCTCCCGGAAATCACTGGAGCAATGCAGCACGAAACGGGCGGCGGGACGTTGTCGTTCGGTGGCCGGGTGCCTAGCCTGCATCGCGAGATCGGCGGAAAAGGAACTGTTCTAGTGAAAACTGCAAAAGCCGGAGCGCTCGAAATCTCCTACGAAGAGAGCGGGCCGGAAGACGGCAAACCCGTTATCATGCTCCACGGTTTTCCCTACGACGCCCGTGCGTTCGATGCGGTATCCACGAGACTGTCCGCCCGTGGGTTCAGGTGCATCGTCCCTTATCTCCGGGGCTTCGGTGCCACGCGATTTCTCTCCTCGGCTACAATCCGGTCAGGTCAGCAGGCTGCTCTGGGTGCTGACCTGATCGCGTTGATGGACGCCTTGCATCTTGATCGCGCGTTTCTCGGCGGTTTCGATTGGGGCGGTCGGGCTGCATGCATCGTCGCTGCACTCTGGCCAGAACGGGTTCTCGGTCTCGTAAGCTGCGGGCAGGGCTACAACATTCAGGACATCGCCAACGCCCAGCGGCCCGCACCGCCCATAGAAGAAGCCCGGTACTGGTACATGTTCTACTTCAACATGGAGCGAGGCCGCGCTGGTCTGGCGAAAAACCGAGACGATTTGTGCCGCCACATCTGGTCTCTCTGGTCGCCGAGCTGGGCCTTCGATGAAGACACCTTCGCGCGCACGGCCATGTCCTTCGAGAACCCCGATTTCGTCGAGATTGTCATCCACTCCTATCGCCACCGTTTCGGTGAAACCCCCGGCGACCCCGCGTTTGACCATATCGAGCGAGCGCTGGCCAAGCAGCCGGACATCGGTGTACCGGCCATTGTGCTGCAAGGCGCAGACGATGGAGTCGACCCGCCTGCTTCCGATGACGCTGACGCCGTTCGTTTCACGAGCTTCTACGAACGACGGATCGTGGAGGCGGCGGGACACAATCCGCCTCAGGAGGCTCCCGATACCTTTGCCAAGGCCATCCTCGACCTCGCTTGAACGTCGCGACTAGCGCCGACGGGTGGAGTGCCGCTGCCACGGCGGTCGAGGACGTCGGTCCATCAACTACGGCATTCCTGGATCCGACGCCAGCGATGCAAGTGCTTTGCCGATCGAGCCCGCATGCCGTCAGTGTGCGACAGCGGGTGCTCTGAAACTGCGGGCCGCGAAGCAACCCGGCTTGGCATTGTGGATGTCGACGAATTCGACCTCTGCCTTTTCAAACAGCCGCTCGAGGTTGATCTTGAGCTCGCTCCCGTCGACCACATCAGCCCCTATCATGAAGCCGCTTGCATCAAACGCGCGAAGCGAAAGAAGCCGCCGAGAAAGCACATCCGGAACCTCGCCGGGCACGGGCTCAGCTTTTATTGCCCCCTCCCTGACGAAGATCGCGTGGGAGGCCGCATAAGGTGACGACGCCTCGAGGTGCCGATAGTTCAAAAGGATGAGTGTTTCGCCGGGTTCTGCGTCCTCGAGGCTCACACGACACGGATAGCCGGGGCTGGATGCCGCCACGACACGCACTGCAGCTCGAGATTTCAGCTCCTCGTCTGTCATTCCGAATAGCTCTTCGAACTGACCATAGTCCAAGGCTTCGATCTGAAACGTCATTTTTCGCCCTCTCGTTTCCGGTAAAGGCGAAGCTAGACGGCAGCGCGGGGTGTATCGACCCGATTCATGCTCTTTCGGACCTGGCTGTCAGATCCATCTCCAGATCAAACACCGGTCCAGCGCACCCGGATCGCCTCGAACAGCCGCCGCAGGGCGAAGGACCGCGCGATGCTCACCACCGTGAACACGGCGCCCATCTTCAGGTTCTGCGCGAGCGTCGTGTGCAGCCCGAAGATCGGAAAGATCAGGATTTGCGTCACGACGGCGACGCCGTAACCCACCGCCACGTTGGCGATGGCCTCGACCAGCGACATGGCCCGGCTCTGCTTCATCGCGCCCCTTTATCCATCGGCCAGCAGTTGAGCTGCGAGAGTTCGGAGCGCATGCGCCGCGACCAGCGGGACCACGCCGTTGCCACAGAGCCGAAGCCGGTCCACCCGGTGGGCCAGCCCATCAGCGCCTCGACGAACTGCGGGTTCAAGGTTCGGGGCGTGTCGCAGGAACGCCCGCCAGCCGTCGGCGTCACCAGGACCTGGCGGCCAAGCAACCCGTTCACCGGCGTGTTCGCGAGGCTCGTCGCCCCGTCCTTGTGATCCCGCGCCGTCGGCGTCATCCACATCCGCGTCGCATCGCAGAGCGTCGTCCCGTCGTTGCGCGGGCGCGCCGTCTCGCTGCGATTGCTCGTCCGGTTCCGCGTCCCCTTGCTGTCGCCCGCCAGCGGCGTCGGCCAGTGCCGCATCATCTCCGTCCGGTTCCCTCCGCTCGAGCGCGTCCCCGAGCAGGCGCGCGGGGTCGGCCAGGTGGTCGCGCTCGCGGTGAGCGAGGATGAAGAGCCGCTCGCGCTTGTGGGGCGCACCGACTTCCGCCGCCGTGAAGAGGCCCGCCGCAAGGCGGTAGCCCATGCCGACCAGTCCTCCGGCGACTTCGGGGAAACCGAGGCGGAGATGATGGGCGACGTTCTCGAGGAACACGAAGGGCGGTTCGGCCTCGCCAATGATCCTCGCGACATGCGGCCAGAGGTGGCGCGGGTCGTCCGCGCCGCGGCGCTTGCCTGCAACGGAGAACGGCTGGCACGGATAGCCCGCAGTGACGATGTCCACCGCGCCGCGCCACGGGCGGCCGTCGAAGGTGGCAACGTCGTCCCAGACAGGCGCCGGGTCCAGGGCCGCGTCTTCCATCCGCGCCACGAGGATGGCCGCGGCGTAGGCGTCCCGCTCGACATGACCCACAGTGCGATGTCCGGGACATGCGAGGTGTAGCCCGAGGTCGAGCCCGCCGGCGCCGGAGCAGAGCGAGAGGCCGAAGAGGCACACGTCGCCAGCTCCGGCAGACAGGCCGGAGGAAGGTAGAGCCACGCCATCCACGTCGTCAGGCCGCTGGGGCCCCCTCGGCCGCGGCCGGGGTCTCGCCCAGCCGCTCGGCCTTCACCTCGGCGAAGGTCCGGCCGTCGCCGTCGAGGATCGCCTCGCTGCCGGTCTCGGCCTGCCACCGCTCGATGGCGACATCGACATAGGCCGGGCTGATCTCCATCGCGAAGACGCGGCGGCCGTTGGCTTCGCCGGCCATGATCTGCGAGCCCGAGCCCGAGAACGGCTCGTAGCACAGCCCGCCGCGGGCGACGTGCTGGCGCATCGGGATCCCGAAGGCGTCCAGCGGTTTCGGGGTCGGGTGATCCGGGCGCTCGTCCTTCGCGAAGGACGGCATTTCCCAGGTCGAGGGCAGCGTCTGCTCGGCGACCTTCGGCGGCCGGTTCGGGCGCCGCCAGCCCATGAAACAGGGCTCGTGCTTCCAGAGATAGTGCGAGCGGGTCAGGACGCCGCGGTCCTTCACCCAGATGATCTGCTGATGGACGAAGGCCCCAGCCTTCTCCCAGCAGGCTTCCAGCATCGCCTGGCGGCGCGAGGCGTGCCAGCAGTACCAGGCGGCATCCTCAGTGATGGCTTCCGCGACGGCCGCGTCAATGAAGCCGTCGTAGAGATCGGCGCCTTGGGAGCTGTCGTCCCAGGTGACGCCGTAGCTCTGGCTCCAATCCTTGTTCCGGGTCGGGTGGTTCGAGCCGTCGTAGTCTACCAGATACGGCGGGTCGGTGGCGAAAAGGATCGCCCGCTCGCCATTCATCAGGCGGCGGACGTCGTCGTGACTGGTCGAGTCCCCGCAGAGCAGCCGGTGATCGCCGAGGATCCATAGGTCGCCCGTCCGCGAGGCCGGATTGCGCGGCGGTTCGGGGATGGTCACCGGAGGCACCGAGCCCCCGGCGCCACCTTCTTCTTCACCTTCACCGTCCGGATCGAAAGCCAGCAGCTTGTCGAGTTCGCTGTCCGAGAACCCGACCAGCGACAGGTCATAGTCGTCCGCGAGCAGGTCCTGCAGTTCCGCCGAGAGCAGCGCCTCGTCCCAGCTGCCGAGTTCGGTCAGCTTGTTGTCCGCGATGCGATACGCCCGGCGCTGCGCCTCGGTCAGATGCCCCAGCACGATCACCGGCGCCTCGGTCAGCCCGAGTTGCGTCGCGGCCAGGACCCGCCCGTGGCCGGCGATCAGCTCTCCGTCCTCGCCGACGAGGCACGGCACGGTCCAGCCGAACTCGGCCATGCTGGCGGCGATCTTCGCGACCTGGTCGGCCCCGTGCACCTTCGCGTTCTTCGCGTAGGGCTGCAGGCGCGCAAGCGGCCAGGTCTCGATTCGCTCGGGGGCGAAGGCGAGGGTCATGAAGGTTCCTGTCGATGGTCGATCGGCATCCGCCGGGTGGACTCCGGCACGGCGGGGTCCACCAGCTTCCGGCTGGTTTCCGGTATCCGCGGGTATCCACCCCGCGCGGCCCGTCAGATGTTTGATTTCACGAGGGTTTCGTGACGTCGCAGTTGGACGCTGGACTCCGGTGGCTTCCCAAAAATCCGGCCCTGTCGCTGGCGAAATGCCGAGCCAAGCCCGCCAGCATACGTTTCGGCCCAGAAAGGAACCGAAAAACAATGGCTTGGCTGCCTGGACTCCGGCTGGACCCCGGAAGCCAGCCCCGGTGTCCACCTCGGGATCAGCGTCGGTTCGCCTGAGCGCACAACCCCGAGTATATCGCCATGGATAGCGTCAGCGGGGCGATCCGTCTCGCCGTCCGGTGTCTCGCCGAAAATTGTCTCACGAGCCCGTCGAGCCTTGACACACTCAGTGCGCCGCCTGCGCCACCACGAACTCCATCGACCGCTTCCTCGGCACCTGCTTCCCGTTCAGTCGCCAGACGATGACCGCGATCCCGTACTGCCAGCGCCGGTTTGCGGTGGCACGGCTGATGCCCAACTCCCAGCAGATCGGCTTCCACGGCTTGCGGTTCGCCCGGAGCCAGAGCAGGCGGCCATCCGCGGGATCGAGCCAGCGCAGCCAGAGCAGCGCATCCTCGGCCTGCGTGATGTCGCGCGGCCCGGGCTTGGGCCGGCGCATCCGAGGCTCCTGGCCGACCTGGTCGGCGAAGCTGTGGAAGTACTCGGGCCAGGCGTTGAAGTAGCCCTGCGGCTTCACCTCGGGCAGCGAGCGGAACACGTCGGCCGCGCTCTCGAGCCGGTCCTCGACCATGGTGGGTGTCCACTCAGCCATTAGCGGCCTCCCGGTCGTCCGCCCGAGGCCCATACAGCTTCTCGCCCAGCTGACGCACCAGCTCGCGCTCCGGCCAGGTCAGCCGGTCGTCGTCGACGGAGACGGCGAGTAGACCCTCGTCATGCCAGCCATCGCGCTTCACCTGGTCCGGATCCCGGCGCGTGCCGCCGTAGCCTTTCGGATACCACCTCATCCCAGGCCCCCGTTCGTCTCGATCGCCCAGTGCAGGATGGCGATCGCGTCGGCCTCGTTGTCGTCGGCTGGTGAAAACCCGCGGGCTTTCGCGGCGGCGATCATCGCCTCCTTCGGCGCGTTGCCCTTGCCGGTGGCGTGGCGCTTGATCGTGCCGACCGGAACGCCCTCGTAGGGAACGCCCCGCAGTTCAGCCCACGATGCGAGCGTGGCCATCAGCCCGCCGTAGATGTGGGCCGCGTCGGTCCCGGCGTGGCGCCGGACCTCTTCGAACCAGATCGCGGCGACGGGGCCGGACAGCCGATCGAGTTCGGTCAGCCAGTTCGTGAAACGGAGGTATCGCATGCCGCCGCCATCGAAGCGGCCGGGCCGAAAGCTGACCGTGCCGCTGGTGGTCAGTCCGCCATGACTGCGGAGTGCCCAGCCAGTCGTGGTCCCGAGGTCGAGGGCGAGGATGCAGGACCGGTTGATCGCGCCCGGTTCGGGGCGGACGTCCTGCGCGGGGATCGGTGTGTTCATCGTGAAGGCTCACAAGCTGTGGGCCTTCGGCTTCGGTCACCGCAAGATGTAGCATCCGGTGGACGGGCGCCAAAGCGAAAACGACCGTGGACGAGGCGACAGCCTATGATCGACGTTCGACCCGCCCCGGTCCCAACCTCCGACCGCGTGGTCCCAACCTTCGAGGGGGTTGGGACAGCCCTTTATCGTTCAAATCCAATGGCTTGACCAGATGTGGTCCCAACCTCAGTGTCCCCAACGGGGGGCCTTCTCTTTTCGTATAGAAAAACATGTTCCCGACCTTTTCCGTTCTCCCACATGAATGTGTAGCAAAAGGTTGGGACCACAGGGTGAGGTTGGGGACACCGTTGTTTTTGAACGGCTTTTCGTGTCCCCAACCCCCTCGGGAGGTTGGGACAGGGTTGGGACCACCGGGGAGGTTGGGACTAAACGAGACTGAACTGGACCTATGGCTTCGCTATCGGAGCAGCAGTTGCGAGACTGGTGGCTCACAGGACGCGCACGATGCAGGCAGAGAGTCTTCCGCCCTTCCCAGGGCTTTGATGCTCCACGATCACCACATCAATGTTCCCATTTGAGGATCACTGCTTGACACCTGCTTCGGGAGCGTTTATCTTGCACCCATGAGAATCGTCTCGCGTAAAGCGCTCACCGCGTTTGGTAAGAGATTCCCCGACGCAAGGGGGCAGCTCGACGCTTGGTTTCACGAGGTGAAGCGAGCGGACTGGAGTGATTTTCATGATGTGAAGGAGAAGTATGGGAGCGCGAGCCCCCTCAAGGGTGGCCGAGCCGTGTTCAACATCTGTGGAAACAAGTACCGCATCGTAGTGATGATCAATTTCACCGTGAAGGTTGTGTTGATCCGCTTTGTTGGAACCCATGCTGAATACGACAAGATCAATGTGGAGGACATATGATGGGGGCCCAAATTCGTCCGATCCGGAACGATGGCGACCATGAAGCGGCCCTCGCGCGTATCGCCGAGCTGATGGAGCTTATCCCGCTAAGCGACGCGCCCGGGGCGCTGGAGGACGAGCTGGAAGTGCTCTCACTGCTCGTTGAGCGGTATGAGGATGCGCATGACCCCATCGCCCGTCCAGACCCGCTGGAGGCGATCCGCTTCCGTATGGAGCAGCAGGGGCTAACCCAACGGGATCTGGCGCCGTTCCTCGGCAGTCGGGGCAAAGTGTCAGAGGTTCTTTCTGGCAAACGTCCGCTGACTCTCCGCATGATACGAGCGCTGCACGAAAATCTGGGCATTCCGGCGGAGGTGCTGATCCACGAGCCCGGCGCGGCTCTGCCCCGCGGCGGGGAGGATATCGAGTGGGACAAGTTCCCGCTGCTGGATATGGCAAAGGCCGGATGGATCGAGCAGTCTGCCGATCTGAAGGATCGCGCTGAAGAGATCATGCGCTCGCTGATCGACCGCGCGGGCGGCTTCGGTGCCGCACCTGCGCTTTACCGGAAGTCTACTGCGGGCCGCAGGAACGCCAAGATGAAGCCATACGCCCTACAGGCTTGGTGCCTGCAGGTCTTGGCCGAGGCCCGGGAAGTCACGGTGAAGGCAGTTGCCAAACCTCGCGAGGTGACGCCAAGCTTTTTGCGCGACGTTGCAAAGCTGAGTGCTTTTGCAGAAGGGCCGCGTCTTGCACAGGAGCACCTGCGGCGGCACGGAATCGTCCTTGTCACGGTACAGCACCTGCCGAACACCTATCTCGACGGAGCGGCGCTCTGCACCAGAGAAGGGGTCCCGGTGGTCGGCATGACCCTGCGCTATGACCGGACCGACAATTTCTGGTTCTGCCTATTGCATGAGCTGGCTCATATTGGCCTGCACATGGACGGGGAGGACCGGGTGACCTTCGTCGACGATCTGAGCCTGCGCCGCAAGGATCACGACGATGACGACGTGAAAGAGCGGGAGGCGGATGATATGGCCCAAGAGGCGTTAATACCGACCGAGATCTGGCAGGCGCACCCGCTGCCGGAACATCCGCTCGCCTCCGACGTGGAGAAGATTGCGCGGGAGGCGGGGGTCGACGAGTCGATCGTCGCTGGCCGTATACGCTTCGAAAAGCAGAACTACCGACTGCTGTCCCAGTTCATTGGACAGGGAGAGGTGCGCAAGCACTTCGAGGGGATGGCGGCATGACCGAGTTCGAGAAGCGGGACCGTTGGCGCGATCCCGCTTCTCTCAACAGTTCCCAACCGGGTTTAGCGAGCCCGCAAGGGAAAGCTCCGTCTCCGGAGCCCTCTGTGGTGGTACACGAGAGGTAAGCTCTTCCGGAGGCGATGGCAAATGAACAAACCGTCGCTATCGAAAGGGCCGAAATGGCTTCAATCAAAAACCTGACCGCGCAGGATCTCGCGGACATCAAAGCGCGCCTCGCCCAAGGAGAGCACCAGCACCGTATCGCGGCACGGTACGATCTCAACCAGGGCCGGATCAGCGAGATCGCGACCGGCAAGCGGTTCGCCACGCCCGCCCAGCCCCTCTTGTTCGAGGAGGGCCTTCCCAATGGCTGATCGTGTCCAAAGCGGAGCTCTCATCCGTCTCAAGCGGGTGCGGAATGTCGAGCGGCACCTCGGCGGCGTTGCCGAGGGGGCGGAGTTCCGCCTGCTCGTCCGCATCGCGCCCGAGGATGCCACTCGCTTGGCAAGGGCTGGGTTCGACGAGACATTGCTCCAGGACGGCGATGCTGTTCTCCCTGCCGCGATCGGTCCCGCAACCCGGTTGAATGCCGAAGGTCGGTGGCAGGTGCGGCGCGATCTGCCGAAGGAGTCCCGCTATATTACAACTGTGATGTGGCGGCGCATGCAGTGGGCTGGTCGCGATCGCGAGGAGCATGAAAGCGCCGTCGATATCCATCGTATGTGCTACCCACGTGAGCTCGTGCCGCCCACCGGATTTGAGCTTTCTTGGCGGACGCAGGACGGTCAAGCTTTCGTCCTGTCGCCAAAATTTCAGCGCAAACCAGCCGCGCTGGATGATATCAGGATAGCCATGAACGTGGTCTTGGAACTCTTCGGCCGTTTCGAGCTGATCGATGCGGGTTTCGAGTGGATCCCGCCTGCTCCAATGCGGCGAGTGAACTGGAGGATGCTACCGGCAGGGGCGCATCCTTGGCCAAGGCTCGAAGAACATCTCGCCGATGCGCTCCGGCGCACACCGGATCGGGTCAGCGCTGTGATCATGGACCGCCAGAAGGAAATCGTGAGCCAAGGCCCGGACTTGATGTATGTCGGTGTTGGCGGATTTTCCGACTATATCGCGTACGAGTTACGGAACTGCGGTGTCGTGGTTCTCGAAAGTATCCGACGTGGCAATGCTCTTTATGTATTCGGTGATGACTGGAGGACGGTCTCGTCCATGACCAAGGCTGAAGTCTTGGCCGGCAATCTGCACCTGGAGCGGATCATCCATTCGGAGGGCTGGAAGGCGCGGCTCAACAAGGCTCTCAGGATCCGGAGGGCTGCATGAGAAACCTGTGGAGCGAGCTGTTGCCCGCTCCACAGCTCACGTCTTGCTTGTTTGCAAGCGCCCTCACGATAAGGCGAAAGCACATGCCTTGGCGGCGCAAGAAACAAGGGCCACGCGTTATTCCTTCGCAGCCTCCCGAGTGATCTAGCGCTGATCACGCCGATACCGCCACTCCCGCGGCGCCTCGCGCCCGCCCTCGTCGCGGCGGCGGTACCGCTCCCAACCGTTCGCCTTGAGGTAGGCTGAGACGCGCATCTGGTCGCCGCGGGTCCAGCGAGCGGGCTCGAGCCCGATGGCTTCCTCGAGGATCTCGCCGACCGACACATCCCTCAGCGGCTCCGGGCGCGGCACGCTCTCGGTGCGGGAATTGCCGTAGTCGGGGAAGCCGTCCGAGACGGTGCGCATCTCGTGCGTCAGCCAGTGCTCGATCAGATCGTCCCAAGCGTCGGACTGGTAGCGGCGGTCCTGTTCCTCGCGGGCCTCCTCCAGCAGCGCAGGGTCGTCGATCCACCAGATCGCGCCGGCGCGGAAGCGGTGGACGGCCTCGGCCCAGAGCTGGTCCCGGTCGCGGGCGAGCGCCGCGATGTCGATGGCGCCGCAGCGCAATGGCCAGAAACGACGGTTGCCGGTCTCGTCGCGCAGGTAGGTGTCGGGGTTCACGGTGCCCGCGAACACGCACTGGCGCGGCACCTCGACGGTGTAGCGGCCGTAGGGCGGGCGGAAGCGGTCGGTGGTGCGGGTCAGGAACGCCTTGATGCGCGAGACCTCGGCGCGGCCGATGGCGTCGAGTTCGGCGATTTCCACGATCCAGACACCCTGCATGTGCAGCGCCGCGTCCTTCGACCCGAGCTCGGGCAGTTCGTCGGTGAACCATTCCTCGCTGGCCAGCACCTTGATCGCGGTGGATTTGCGCGCGCCCTGCGGCCCCTCGAGGATCAGCATGTGGTCGGCCTTCACGCCGGGGCGATAGATGCGGGCGACGGCCGAGATCAGCCAGAGCGCTCCGATGGTGTGATGGAACGCTGTGGGCTCGGCGCCGAGATATGCGCTGGTCCAGGTCTCGATCCGGGGCGTGCCGTCCCATTTCAGGGTGTCGAGCCAGTCGCGGACGGGGTGGATGCGCAGCTCGCGGGCGACGGCGCCGACGGCGCGGCTCACGACCACCGGCGCCACGTTGATGCCGCGCAGCTGCAGCCATTCGGCGGCGCGGATGTCGTCGGCGTCCTCCCAGGAGCGCGGGAGGAACGCGGCGGCGCAATCCCACGGCAGCGGCTGGCGCACCACGATCTCCTGCCCGAACTCGTCGAAAGCGAGAACGCCGGCGAAGGCCGGATCGGAAGTCAGCGCCACGATGACGTTGGCCTCGTTGCGCTCGGGCGCGCCGGCGAGGTCGAGCCGAAGGCGCCTGAACCACGCGGGTTTCGGGATCGGCGCGTGCGGGTCGCCGGTTGCGTTCACGCGGCGGCGAAGCTCGGCCAGCTGTTGGGTCAGGACCGACATGCCGATGCCTGTCGCGGACTTGATCCGAGCGATGACCTGTCGTTCGGGCAGCGGATCGAGCTTTGCAAGCGCGATGCGCCCGAGCAGCGTGGACAGCGCTTCGAACTCGGGCGGGTTGGTCAACGCCTCGGCCGCGGCGGTCAGGGTCGCGGGATCGTAGGCGGAGGCGACGATGGGCGTGGCCGTGTCGGGCTCGACAGGGTCGCCGTCCTGCGAATTCGCCGTGGTGTCTGCCGGTCGCGCGTAATCCTCGGCGCGAGCGCCGCGCCGCAGGTCGTCGTTGAAGTCGTCGCCGTGGAGCGGCGCGACGATCTCGTTCGGGATGTCCGCGCGGTTCAGGCGGTCCGAGAGCGTCGCGGCCGCCTGGCGGCCGGCGTCTCCGGCATCGGCATAGATGGTGACGCGCCGGGTGCCCTCGGGCCACTGGAACCGCGCCAGACCGTCGGCCGACAGCGCCGCCCAGACCGGTGTGCCGAAGAGCGCGTGGGCCGCGAGCGCCGTCTCGATGCCCTCGGCGATGCCGATGTGTCCGTCCTCGGGCATCGGGAACAGGCGGACCACGGCATCCTTCACGCTGCCGAGCATCTTCTTGCCCGGGGGCGCCTTCGCGCTGCCGTCGTCGAGCAGGAAGGTGCGGTGGATGCCCGGCGCGCGCGCTCCGTCCGGCAGCCACAGGATCGCGATGAGGCCGGGCCAGCCACGGCAGCTGTCGAAGTCCGGAAGATCGGGGTGGAACAGCAGGTCTGGCGATCCAGGATCCGACAGCCCGCGGGCGCGCAGATAGGTCTCGCCCAGCGTGCCGGCGAGCGGCACGGCCCCGTCGACCAGCCGCGCGATCTCGGCCGAGTGGTCGGGACGTGCGCGCATAGGCGACGCCGGCAATGTCCGCGGCGCGGGATGGTCCATCCCCGCAAGCCGCGCCGCCTCGTCGAAGAGTGCGCCGTCGCAGAGGCCGGTCGCCTGCGCGATCAGGTCAATGGGACCGGCCCGCTCCCCGGTGGCGTAGTCGAAGCCCCAACCGGCATAGGGCCCGTCGAGATGTATGGTGCAGGAGCCCTCCTTGCGCGGCGGACGCCCTGAGAGGTCTGCGCAGCGCAAGGATCGACGGTCCCGCGCAAGCCGGGCCTCGGGGAAGAGCCCCGGCAGCCAGTCGGCCGCGGTGCATGCCAGCCGCTCCTTCACAGCCGCGAGGTCGTGCCGGGTCTTCGGGACCGCGATGTCGTTGAGGTCGATCATCGCACCCCTCAGGCCAGCAGGACGAGCCCGCGCTCGGCCCGGGTAATCGCGGTGTAGAGCCAGCGGCGCCGGTCGATCTCGCTGCGGCCCAGCCCGTCGTCCCAGACGATCACGTTCTCCCACTGCGAGCCCTGCGCCTTGTGCGCGGTGATCGCCCAGCCGAAGGTCGCCTCGGTCAGCAGGCGCTTCTCCTTGTAGTCGCGGTCATGGCGCTTGTCGTCGTAGGCGACATGGTCCTCGAAATGGCCCTTGTAGATGCGCAGCCGGCCCGGACGCCCGTCCTCATAGGGCTCGCCGATGTGGCGCCCGTCCTCGTCATGGACGACGGCGGAGAAGTAGAGGCTGCCCTCGTCGACGATGTCCTTGAGCGTCACGAACATCCCGTTGATCAGCCCCAGATCGTTCTGGTTCTTCAGGCAGATGACCTTCTCGGCCGGTCCCGTGGGCAGCCAGGAGCCGCCGAGCCCAGCGGCCGCGCGCATGGCGTTGTTGATCTGCAGCCGCGTGGCGTTCAGCCCGCAGATCAGCTGGCCGCCGCGGAGTGCTTGCTCGGGTGTGATGTCGCCCTTGCGGAGCTTGGCGACATGGTCGTCGTAGACGCCGAAGCCGATCGGCCGGCCCTCGCGCGCCATGGTGGCGAGGCGGATGATCGCGCTCTCTGCCGCTTGGCGGTGGATCTCGGTCAGCATCACGTCCGGCTCGTCGCGGGTGAAGGCGCCTTCGCCCCGGATCGGCGGCAGCTGGCCGGGATCGCCGAGCACGAGGATCGGCTTGCCGAAGCTCATCAGGTCGCGCGCCATCTCCTCGCCGACCATCGACACCTCGTCGAGCACGATGAGCCGGGCGTCCGCGGCGTCGCTCTGTGGGTTCAGCGCAAAGCGTGGGTGCTTCATCGCAGAAAGCCCCTGGCGCATCGCCTCGATCGCGGCATCGGCCGTGGTGCGCGCGAACCCGGTCAGCCGGCGAGCGTCGCGTTCGGCGACCGCGATCTTGCGGGCAGCCTCCTCGATTTCCTCCTCGGTCGACTCGATCACCGAGTAGATCAGGCTGTGAATGGTGCGCGCGGGCGTGCCCTTGCGGGTCAGCACCAGCGCGGCCTTGCCGGTGAAGGTGGCGGTGACGACGCCGGGCACGCAGCGGCCGTCCTTCGCGCTGCGGTGGGGCGAGAGGCCGAGTTCGTCGAGCGCGAACTTCAGCACGGTGGTCTTGCCGGACCCGGCATAACCGAACAGGCGGAATACCTGCTGCTGCTCGGTTCGGGTCTCGAACCACTCCTTGATCTCGCGGATCGCGGCGGCCTGCGTGGCGGATGGGGTGAACTCGGTCATGGCTGGGGCATCTCCACTGCGTAATCCTTGACGATCCCGCCGCGGGTCGGATCGCCCACCTCGCACGGACGGACGAAGACCCGGCGACCGTCGGCGAGCTGCCGCCAGTGACCGCGGCGAATGTGCCAGCGCGGGCTCGCGTGACTGCCGCCCTGCGGCGGCGTCGCGGCGCGCAGGCGGGCCGGATCGATTGCGACCTGGCGCCAGACCCAACCGCGCACGCCCTCGCGGGCCAGACGGGACCGTTTCGCGGAGGACACCTTGCGGTCGCGGATTTCAGGTGCGGCGCCGAGGATGGTCAGCGCGCGCCAGACGATGCCGGCGGCAACTTCGCCGTGACCTCGGACCGTCTCGTCACTCCGCTCGGCCGGGTTGCCCTCGATCTCCGCCTTGCCGTCCGGATGCATCCAGATCCGCACCAGGCAATCCGTCCAGCCGCGCGGCGCCCGCTTGCGCATGAGGAACGTGGCCTCGACGATGTCGCCGTCGGCGCGAGCGCAGACGATCAGGCCCGAGGGGGCCGCGCGCTGCTCGCGCACCTCGAAGATCACGGAGGGATGCGGCAGCCGAAGCGGACCAGTAAAGACCCGGGTCATCGCGCGGTCGACGATATCCCCATCGAAGGCGGCCTGATCGTCGAAGAAATAGATCGGCGCGAACTCCGCCGCTGCGAGCAGGTCGGAGCACCAGAACCGCTCGCGATGCGCGCGCACGATCCGCTTGAGCTCGTAGGCGTCGGGGATCATGGCCGCTCACTCCAGCACCGACCCGCCCAAGCACAGGGCGCGTGCCACTTGCCGGCCGCCATGCCGCCGCGGCAGAGGACTGCGGTGGGCTCGGCCGCGGCGCGCGGCAGCCATTCCCCGGCCTCGGAGGCTCGCACCACTGCGACGGCGCGATCCGACATTTCCTGCGCGAGATGCGCGTCGAACGGCACAAGCTCGGCGTGAAGCTCCATCGTGTCGCGGTTCAGCGCGGTGAAGAGCGCCGGGGCCGGCAGCTCCATGTAGGCCTGATAGAGTGCGATCTGCGCCGCATAGACCGGCCGCGCGAGGCTGACGCCGCGCTTTACGACGTCCTTCCAGCTGGCCGGGCCGAGCGCCTTGTTCTCCCAGAGCGCGGGATAGTCCATCGCGACCGGGCCGGAGACGAAACAGCCGTCGATATGGCCCTTGAAGCGCCCGCCGAGGGCTTCGAACCCGAACTGGCGGCCGTCCGGGCGTTCGGTCCGCAGATCGAACCCGGCGATCCGGAACCAGCCGGCGACGATGTCCTCGGCCCGGTGGCCCGCCTCGAAGATGCGCAGCGTGCGCGGCGCGAACTCGTGACCCTCGTCCTTCGGCACCGCGAGGAAGTCGTACTGGATCTGGCGCAGGCAGTCGCGGCCGAGACCCGAGGAGCTGACATAGGTCCGCGGACGCTCTGCGCGGTGGCGCGCGGACAGCGCCGTGTCGATGGCGGCGGACACGGCTTCGGCAATGGGTGGGCGTGGCGCGCCGGCGCCGTAGAGACAGCCCGAGCCATGGTTGAGGTCGATCATCTCTCGCGCTCCCAGAACCCGCCGGCCTGGGCGATGCAGGTCAGCTTGTGGAACTGCGCGTCCGTCAGCCGGGCGCTGTCGCCGAACCGCGCAAGCTTCTCGCGAAGGCTGGCGCAGAACTCGATCTCGAAGTCGGTGACGGCGTTCTCGGCGGCCGCCTCGAGCAGATGCTTCCAGCTGGAGGACGCGGTGTCGTCGTTCAGGTCGATCATCGCGCGCCCCCTCAGAACGGAATGGGGTCGTCGAGGGCCGTGCCGGTGCGCTCCGTGCGCGCGGCCTGGTCCTGCATGCTGTCGATGTAGCCGGTGACCGCCGCCTCGATCAGGCGGTCGATGTCTTCGGCGCTGCGGTGGAAGAAGGGCTCCATGAGCCCGAGGTCGGTGAGCGCTTCGGCGAAGAGCGTCCGCGCATCGCGGATCGCCTGCGCCTCGCGCGCTGTCTTGTCGATCATGCCGTTGTTCCTTTGGGCGATGGCGCTGCCCACGTCCTGACAGCGGCGCGAGCAGAAGCGGTGGTAGGGGTGGCGATCCCAGCGGAGGCCGTGGCAGTAGCCGAAACCGCGCGCCTCGCGGGCGCAGACGGCGCAAAGCGCTACCCGAGCAAGAATGTCCCGATCGGGTCCTCGGGCGGCCAACTGGCCTTCTGGAGCTTTTCGGACTGGAGCACGATCCAGCGGGAGATCGCGTTGCTGGCCATGGCTTCGAGGTCGCCGAGGCCGAGGCTTGCGATGGGGGCGTGCAGTTTTCCTCGGGCCTCGAGCCATCGTCCGATCTCCAGCGCCGCCTCGCGCGTCACATGCGCCTGCCATTCATCCGGGGTCATCGGCCCGGCCAGATCGCACCGGGCCTCGGGCAGCGGCGAAGGCCGGTTTGACCTCCGCCGCCGCGCTGTCGACCGGGCCTCACCCATTGAGCCAGGCGGGCATGCCGGTCGCCGGCGCTCCGCTCGGCGCGTTGGGCGGGGACGCAGCCGATTGCTGGGCTGGCGACTGCTGCGTGGGCTGCGGGGCCGGCGCCTGCGCGCCCCAGGCCGGCGCCGCCGCCGGGGCTTGCGGTTGCGCGCCCCATGCCGGCGTGGGCGCCTGCCAGCCTGCTGCCTGCGCGCTCGCGGCCTTGCGCGGCGGGGCGTTGACTGGATCCGGGGGTACGGTTTCGCCGCGCATGATGGCGGCATGCTGCGGCTCGTCGGGCAGAACGACGTTCGCGATCCGGTTCTGGTCGCGGTATTGGGGGTTGGAGGCGGGCTCCACCATGATCCGCGCGGCGAAGACGATGCCGTCGAGATGCTTGAGCCCGGGCAGCACCCGCTTGGCCTTGGCGTCGGGGCTTTCGTCCCTGGGATCGAGCCCGAGAGCGCTGTCGACCATCGCCCGAAAGGTGGATTTCGAGATCTTCCAGCCGATCGACTGGCCCTTCTCGTCGACCTTTCCGCCCGCCACGGTGAAGCTCTGCCAGAACTTCCGCCGGGCATGCGGCCCCTCGAGGATGGTGAACTCGCAGTCCAGCATCTTCGCGTCGCTCGACTGCGAAGCCTTCAGGAGCTTCGCGTCCATCGGGGTGGCGCCGTCGACGCCGCCGGGGCGCACGGTCAGGCGGACCTTGGCGAAAGTGCCGTCGGGGATCAGCTCGCCGATGGGGGCCATCTGCGGCTGGGCGTCGTTGAGATCGTAGCTCATGGGTCTGTCCTTTGCGTCTGGATCAGGAAGGGGTGGCGGGATGAGCGGGCGCGCGGCCGTCGATCTTCGCGATCAGCGCGCCGAGATCGGGCGCCTCCGTCGTGTCGAGACGACCGGAGCGGTCCTTGGCGGGAAGGCCCCAGGGGTTGCCGGAGCGGCAGACGAGGCGGCGCCCTGCGGAGGTTTCGTCGAGGGTCCAGTCGCCCTTGGCGTCGCGGCCAAAGAGCTGCATCGAGACCACTTGATCGACGATCCCCGGCAATTCGCGGCCGGCCTTCGTGCCCTCCATCTGCGGCTGCCAGGTCGTCGCGCCGAACTCGTCGGTGACCTTCTCGAGCACGCCGACGAAGATCACGGTCTTGCCGCGGGCGTGCTGGAGGTGCTTGAGCGCCTGGATCACCTCACGGCCGAGCAACCCATAGGCGCCGCGGACATCCGGCTTGCCGGTCCGCTCGGAGAAGGCCTCCGGCTGCTGGCGGGCATAGGCCATGGCCTGCCGCGTCAGGTCGGTGATCGAGTCGACGAAGACGACCCGCTTCCGGGCAAGGAAGTCCTCGATGCCGGTGCCGAGATACTGCTGCTGCAGCCAGGCGTGATACTCGGCGCCGTACCAGGACTGCGGATGCTGCGCCGGGTCGTGCCCGCCGATCAGTACGGCGAGGTCGCGGAAATCGGTGAAGCTGCGCACCGGGATCGAGTCCCCGCGCCAGTCCTGAACCGATTTCATGCCGGCCTCGAGATCGAGGCAGACGGTCTCCTCGGCGGGCAGCGTCTTCAGGAGCGTCGTCTTGCCGACACCGGGCGGGCCGAAGATGGCGAGAGAGGTCTTGTTCTCGGCAGCCGAGAGCCGTTCGTCGGCGGTGATGATGCGGAAGGCCATGGGGTTCTCCGGGATTGCGTTCAGGGGGCGCGGCGGCGGGGTGACCGGGTGCCGAAGGGGAACCTGCCCGGCGTTGCCGACCGGGCGTCCCGCCGCCGCGCGTCACCGGTCTCGAGCCTCGAGCCGGAAGACGGGTTTGCCGGTGGTCTCGCTGCGCGCGTCCGCGAAGCCCTCGCGCATCGCCGCGGGCCAGGCGCCGTAGCGCCGCTCGGACACGCGGTAGGCGATCTCGAGATACTCGGTCGGGTCGTCACCGGCGGCGCGGATGCGTTCGGCCATGGCGGCGAGCCGGTCCTGATCCCACGTGACCTTCTTCGGCAGATCCGCGACGATCACGACGCCCTCGTCCTCGACCCGCACGGTGCCGCTGGTCTTCCCCTGAGCGGTCCGCTCGGCCGCGGCGGCGGACTCGTAGCGCTGTGCAATGCCGGCCTCGAGCCGGTCGCGCAGCCGCTTAACGCGGGCGGTCTCGGCGAGCGCCGTCGTCTGCAGATCCAGCAGCATCTCGGGCGGTAGCGCCGCGATGTCGCCGAGGGCGAGACTTTCGAGATCATCGAAGTGCGGGGCATTGTCGGGGTGCGGCATGGCGGTGTCTCCGTTGGAAGGGAATGTCAGGGCCATCACGCGGCGCGCTCTTCGAGGAGCAGCGCCGAGAGCGAGGCGGTGGCGGCCCTGGGTCTGGGCCGGGCGACGGCGATGTAGGCGAAGCGGTCGGGGCCCACGCGCTCCTGCACGAGGTGGACGAGGCCCTTCTCGAAGGCGCCCAGCGCGGCCTGACCGAGATCGGCAAGCTGGCGGCGCTCAGACTCCGGCAGGGTCGAAATCACCGGCGTGACATCGATCCCGAGAAAGCCGCAGTGGTATTCGAGCCGCGCACCGGCTTCGGCCTGCGCAATCCAGGCGTAGAGCTCGACATCGGTGAGCTTCGGTGTCGCCACACGGGCGCCGATTGGGGTTGCGGCGACCATCAGCACGGCCGCGCGGCCCGCGCCGGGTCCGCAGTGAGCCGGCGGGGCGAATAACCGACGCGCGCGACCGCCTCGCTGATCTTCAGGGCGCGTTGAAGCTGGCTCTGCTCGAAGGCTTCGATGTCGGCGAGCCGATAGAGCACGCGCCCGCCGAGCTTGAGGAAGGCCGGCCCCTGGCCGGTGTAGCGCCAGCGCTCCAGCGTCCGGTGGGAGATCCCCCAGCGCCGGGCCAGCTCCTTCTGGTTCAGGCAATGCCTCTGCAGCATCGGTGTCTCCTCTCGTTGTCGAGGAGATCATGCGAAATTCCGCTGTGGGATGTCGTCAGGATTGGCGGGGGATGCGGAGGGGGATCAGTCGGCCCTTGCAGGACTGGCGTTTGGCCGTTGGCGGGGCGCCGTCATCCCCCACCATCCCTCACTCATCCCCCTCCCGATCCCACGGGAACCGGGCCGAAGGGGATCGCTCAGTCGAGATTCAGACGGTAGCCGCCACGCCGGTCGGAGCGGATCAGATGCCGCCAGTCCTTCTGCGACTTGAAGACGTCGGCCATGCGCAGGCTCTTCGACCCTGCGCGCGACAGGATGGCCTTGCCGTTCTGCCAGGGCACGCCGGCCTGCGCCGCCTCGTGCAGCGCGCGCACGACTTCCGCCTGGATCGGGCCGAGCTTGAACCGGCATCCGTTGCAGCGAACCTCGAGATAGTCGGCCGAGTGGATGAAGGTCGCCTCCTCCATCGGCTGCCCGCCCGGCGAGAACCCGGTCTCGATCTCGAAACGGTCGCGTTCATCGCGCCTTAGCAGCAGGTCGCCGATCATGACGAGGACGGGCTTCGCATCGCCCCAGGTCGTCGCGTAGTCGGCCTTAGGCGCCCGGAAGCTTTCAAGATGGACCTCGCCACACCGAAAGAGCTGGAAAACATCACGGGCGTGGAGATCGAGCAGGCCGCTGTGGTAGCTCTGCTCCCAGGGCACCTTGTACGGCTCGCCTCTCTCGTCCTCCTCGATGTCGCCGAACTCCATGGGCACGCCGAACACGCGCACCGACAGTCGGAGCTTGTCGTTCTCCGCGAGGTAGATCAGGTCGGCCTCGGTGATCTGCCAGCGCTCGAGGATCTCGGGGAGCGTGAAGTACGATTTGTCGATCTGCATTCACTGCCCTCCGCGCCGATTCCCGTGTAAGATGTTTACCTTATGTTCTTATTCGCTTGACGGGCCTCGATCAATCCGATTTTATCCTATTTCATCCACAGATGGGTGGGGATGACATGACCGAGCACCACACGCTTTCCGACCGCCTCAGGGCCCGGGCCAACCAGCTTGGCATCAGTCCCGCCCATGTCGCCGAGATGGCCGGCGTGAACCGGTCCTTCGTCTATGACATCCTCCGCGGGCGCTCGACCCGTCCCGGCATCGACAAGCTGGCGGAGGTCGCGCGCGTCCTGAAGGTCGATCGCGACTGGCTGATCCACGGGATTGGCGATGTCGAGGGCACGCCCCCCTTCATCGAGAACCCGGACGAGACCTTCGTGTCCATCGCGCATGCCAGTCCCAGACCATCGATGGGCGGCGGTGCCGTGGTGGAGGAGCATGGCGACACTGCCGGCCGCGCCTACCACTTCCGGCGTTCCTGGATCCGGAACAGCCTGAAAGCCAGCCCGTCCCAGCTGCGCATCATGCATGTCGAGGGCGACAGCATGGCGCCGACGCTGCTCGACGGCGACACGGTCCTCGTGGACATGACGCGCCGGGCCCCGAACCCGCCGGGCATCTTCGTGCTCGACGACGGCATGGGCCTAGTGGCCAAGCGGCTCGAGCACATCGCAAACAGCGAGCCGCCAGCGGTTCGCGTGATCTCCGACAACAAGCACTATCCCGAATACGAAAGAACGGCCGACGAGATTCATATCGTCGGCCGCATCCGATGGTTCGCGCGGGAGATCTAGTGGTGGCGCCTGACGGGGAAATGGACGATCTGTTTGAGCTGGCGGGTGGCTACTTCCGAGATGCCATGACCACCGTTGAAATTGAAGCGTTCTTCTCGAAACGCGACATCCCAGTTGCAGAGGGCAGCAGCAAAAAGACACTGGCCCGGAATACACTCGCAAGCCTTCCGCGAGCAAAGGCGCTCGAGCTGGTCCTCGAGTTTGCGCAAGAACGGCGGGATATCGACCTGCAGGACAGGGTGTACATCCTACAAGACAAGGACCGGCCGGAAATCTCCGCGATCACTCGCGACCGAGTAGCCGATCGCCTTGGTGCCGGGATCCATGGACAAGGCATTCGTCCGGACGTCATCGAGGGGCTGTTTGATCTGAGTTCGCCCGCCGACTACTTCGATGGCCCCACCAAAACCGAGGAACTCAGACAACACGCGACTGGCGAGGCTCCGTTTTGGAACGCAAAGGAGGTCTTCGAATTCATCGGGGCAATAACATGTCCTTCGAGGAGGTTTGCGCAGCTGATCGAGACCGCTCTGGATCCCCGGTTTCGTGATGCCGACGACCAGGCTGCGCTAGCAGCGGACTTGACCCGCATCCTGCAGCTCGATGGTTACGAGGTTGCTCAGACAGGAGAGGTCTCGGGCCGCGCAACGTTCTCGGTACGCCCCGTTCGCCGCGGCGTCGACGGGCGGCCGAAGAACCTGATCTTCGCTTCCAACGGACCAAAGCCGAGGCTCGGGTTCTCGGATGCGATCGACAACGAAGTCGTCGTGCTCGAGCATGCCGACAGCTGCCTCGTTTATGAGCGCCCCATCGGCAATGGATTGTCATGGCTCGACCTGGTCCGTTGGTGGATGGAGCAGAAGGGGATCGTCGACCTCGCCGAGGCGCGCACCAGCCTCGGGCGGCGTTTGCTTGCCTCGCTTGACGACGGCCCTGAGCAGGAGTTCTTCAAGGCGTACTTCCGCAATTTCGCTGAACGACTTGGAGACCGGCTGCCGGCGCTCATCCCGCAGGTCTACCTGCATTACGATCCGGAGATCGCGAGGCGTCTCGCTGACAAACGCGTTCTGTTCCGGCAGCGCATGGACTTCCTCATGCTGTTGCCGGGCCGACAGAGGATCGTCCTCGAGATTGACGGCAAGCACCACTATGCGATCGGCGAACGCGCCGATCCCGGCCTGTACGCCGAAATGGTTGCGGCTGATCGCAACCTTCGCCTTCGCGGCTACGAGGTGTTTCGGTTCGGGGGCTCGGAATTCTCTCACCCGAAGGGATTGATGCAGGAATCTGTCGACAAGCTTGTGAAGTCGTTCTTCGAGGAGCTGTTCGTCGTCCATCGGTTAGGATAGCGCATCCCAAGAAGACCGCAGGCTTACGCAGAAGTCCCCTAAGCGTCTGAAAGTAATTGTTTTCGGGGGCTGCGCGGATAGCGTTTCTCCCATGCGAAACGCGCCGACATATCCGCGGCTGGGATCGAACCCGCTGCCGCCCGACCAGATGACGCCCGCCGAACGCCGCACCGAGCTGTGCGGCCTGCTGGCGCTCGGGCTGGTCCGGCTGAGGCTGCGCGAACATGATGAACTTTCTGACGATACTGGAGAAATTCGCCTACACTCTCCGGTCGACCGATGCCGTCATGCAACTCCAACTCACCGGAGACCCGCATGACGACCCACGATCCCATCCCCGCGCGCCTGGCCGCGCTGAAGAACGCGACGACGCTGGAGCTGAAGGCGCAATGGCGCGACCTGTTCGACAGCGAGCCGCCGCCGTTCAACCGCCGCTACCTGGAGAGCCGGCTGGCCTACCGCATCCAGGAACTGGCCTATGGCGGCCTGAAGCCCGAGACGATCCGGCGGCTGGAGCGGCTGGGCGAGGAGCTCGACGGCGGCGACCGGAAGAAAAGCCGCCTTCGCGCCGACACCATGCCCATCGCCGGCACGCGGCTGATCCGCGAGTGGCACGGTGTGGAGCAAGTCGTCACGGTCACCGCCGACGGCTTCGAGTGGCAAGGACGGCCCTACAAGTCGCTCTCGGCCATCGCCCGCGCCATCACCGGCACGCGCTGGAACGGCTGGGTCTTCTTCGGGCTCAAGAACCGGAGGGCGCGGACATGACCAAGCCGATCGTCCGGAAGCAGCGCTGCGCGATCTACACGCGCAAGTCGTCCGAGGAAGGGCTGGAGCAGGAGTTCAATTCGCTCCACGCCCAGCGTGAGGCCTGCGAGGCGTTCATCGCCAGCCAGCGCTCCGAGGGCTGGGTGCTGGTCCGCGATCAGTATGACGACGGTGGCATCTCCGGCGGCACGCTGGAACGCCCCGGCCTGCAGCGGCTGCTGGAGGACATCGAGGACGGGCTGGTCGACGTGGTCGTGGTCTACAAGATCGACCGCCTCAGCCGGTCGCTTGCCGACTTCGCCAAGCTGGTCGAGGTGTTCGACCGGAACGGCGTGACGTTCGTCTCGGTCACGCAGTCGTTCAACACAACCACGTCGATGGGTCGGCTGACGCTGAACATCCTGCTCTCCTTCGCCCAGTTCGAGCGCGAGGTGACGGCGGAACGCATCCGCGACAAGGTCGCCGCCAGCCGCAAGAAGGGCATGTGGATGGGTGGAGTCCCGCCCTACGGCTACCGGGTCGAGAACCGGAAGCTGGTGATCGATGACGAAGCCGCCGAGCATGTCCGCTGGATCTTCGCGCGCTTCCTCGAGATCGGCTCGGGCACGGAACTTGCCCGGGAGGTCGCGAAGCGCGGGATCCGCACACCGCGCGGCAACCGGATCGACAAGAAATACCTTCACCGGATGCTGAACAACCGCGCCTATATCGGGGAGGCGGTGCACAAGGGCGAAAGCTATCCTGGAGAGCACGACGCCATCATCGCCCGCGATACGTGGGACCGCGTCCACGCCATCCTGCAGGAGAGTCCGCGCAAGCGGGCGATGCGAACACGCGCCGAGACGCCCGCATTATTGAAGGGGCTCCTGTTTGGACCCGACGGCGTGGCCTTCTCCCCGACGCACACCCGCAAGGGCGACAAACTCTACCGCTACTACGTCAGCCAGACGGTGTTGAAGCATGGCGCCGGATCCTGCCCGCTCGGACGCGTACCTGCGGGCGAGATCGAAGCGGCCGTCATAGACCAGCTCCGCGTTGTGTTTCGCCAGCCGGAGATCGTTGCAGGAACGTGGAAGGCGGCGCGCGCACGCGCCGACGACATCACCGAGGCAGACGCCCGCGCGGCGCTGCAGCAGCTCGATCCGCTGTGGGACGAACTGTTCCCCGCCGAACAGGCCCGCATCGTGGCGCTGCTAGTCGAGCGCGTGGACATCGGCAAGGAGGGGCTGAACGTCCGGCTCAGAGTCGACGGGCTGGGTGGCCTCGCGCGCGAGATGCTGGCCGGTGGCGTCGGAGAGGCGGCATGACCCGCGGGACGCCGATCCCCGACACCGTGACGCTCCATGTGCCGTTCCGCCTCGTGAAGCGTGGCGGGCGGAAGGAGATGCAGCTGCCGCAAGGCTCTACCCAGCCGCGGCGCGCGGACAACACGTTGGTCAAGGCGCTGGCGCGCGCGTTTCGCTGGAAGCGGATGCTGGAGTCGGGAGAGTTCGCCACCATCGCCGAACTGGCCGAACGTGAGGGGATCGCACCCTCCTACATGACGCGCGTCCTGCGCCTGACCCTGCTTGCGCCCGACATCGTCGAGGCGATCCTGAACGGGAAGCAGGGGCCGGAGGTCACGCTGGCGGAGATGCTGGAGCCGTTCGCGGAAGAGTGGGCGGAGCAGCACGCTGCTTTCTCGCAGCGATAGCCCTTTCGGCAGCCACCGATCTCACGGACGCTGCCTTGCATCCAACCATTAATCAAAAGAACAACACCGACAGGCGCGATCCAACACCAAATGGATCAAATCGAGCATTGCCCCAAGACGGCGGAGGGCTAGGACCCTCCACGCGTGACCGAGAGGATCGCTTTTCCGCTGATAGTCAGTCTATCGTAGGATCACTCCCTGACGTCCCAGCCGATTTTCGCGCGGCGCACCGCAGCACGTGGTTGGCATAACCGTGCATTGGTGCCATGGTCGGTGAAAACAAAGGAAGAACAGTTGCTCCTTGAGTCGATCGATCAGACCCGCCTCGAAGTGTCGCCCACCCTCGACCCCAAGCGTCGGTCGAAGCTCGGCCAGTTCATGACACCCGGTCGTATCGCATCCTTTATGGCCAGGATGTTTGGCCCTCTGCCGTCCAACGTGCGACTGCTCGATGCGGGCGCTGGCATGGGCGCGCTGACCGCTGCCTTCGTAGAGGAGGCCATCGCACGCGATACGCGCCCACAGTCGATAAACGCGACCTGCTATGAGGTGGACGACCATCTCGCCTCGATCCTCGACGACACGCTTGCCGCGTGCGCAGATCAATGCGCTTCCGCGGGGGTCGCATTTACGAGCCGGGTCATCCGAGACGACTACATCCTGCAATCTGCGGAGCCGCTTCTATGCGAGCAGCGCACCTACAACTGCGCCATCCTTAACCCGCCCTATGGCAAGATCAACCAGACCTCGGAGTGGCGGTTGGGCCTACGCTCCCTCGGAATCGAAACGGTGAACCTCTACACCGCCTTCGTCGCGGTCGCCCTTAGCCAGATGGAGGAAGGCGGCGAGATCGTCGCCATCACGCCGCGCTCCTTCTGCAACGGGTCCTACTACGAGCCGTTCCGCCGCATCCTGCTTGCGGGGTCCGCAATCGCAAACCTGCATGTTTTCGAGTCCCGGCGATCCTCGTTCAAGGACGACGAAGTGTTGCAGGAGAACATGATCTTCCGCGTGCGCAAGGACGCTGAACAAGGTGAAGTTGCCTTATCGACGGACGAGACAGAGGCGCGAAACGTGCCCTTCTCGGACATTGTGCGCTCCTCTGATCGCCATGCCTTCATCCGCCTGCCTGTGTCGGGCAACGACCTTGCCGACAGCGTTCAGGCGCTCCCCTGCGTGCTGGCTGATCTTGGTATCAAGGTTTCGACCGGTCGCGTCGTCGATTTCCGCGCAAAGGAACACCTGCGCAAGGAACCGGGTGCCGACACCGTGCCGCTGATCTACCCCCAGCACTTCCATGATGGGGGCATCCAATGGCCGATCTCCAACTTCCGCAAGCACAACGCGCTGGCCGACAACGACGACACGGCAAAGCTGATCACCCCTGCGGGTATCTTCGTCCTGACGAAACGGTTCACGGCCAAGGAAGAGAAGCGCCGCCTTGTCGCCACGATCTACGACGGCGAGCGCGCTGGGTTCGAGAACCACCTGAACTACTTTCACGAGAACGGTGACGGCCTGCCGCTTGACCTTGCCAAGGGGCTTGCGGCCTTCCTGAACTCGGACGCCGTGGATCAATATTTCCGCATCTTCTCGGGGCACACGCAGGTCAACGCGACCGACCTGCGCAACTTGCACTACCCGAGCCGCGACCAGCTTGAGGCGCTAGGGCGCGGTGACACGACGATGGACGACCTGCTCTAGCCAGTCACCTTGAACTGCTTGGCCGGGTCTCCCTGAATCCAGATGAACGTGTCGTAGGCGATGTTTTGGTGCTTGCCTTGGCGCGCTGCCGCCTCTTTCCACGTCCGGTAGGTCGTTGTGAACCCGACGCCTGCCTTGCCGCAACGCTCGGCCATTCGGTTCATCTGCGCGACCTTGTGCGCGTCAACCTCGCCGTCGCTCGTTACCGCCTCGATCACCCAAAGGTGGTTCGTTTCCGGGTTCCACAGCAGCGCGTCGGGCATCGCGTCCTCCAAGGTCAGCGCGACGCCTGCCTCGGCCATCTTGGCGCGCTCGGCGTCCGATATGCGGTCGCCGTCCGCATCATCGACGTAGAGCAGTTGGTAGCCAGGTAGGAAGCGCGGCGCGTAATTCTCGACGCTCGCCTTGATCAGGTGGGCGTGCCCGGAGTCGATCAGCTTGCGCGCGGCTTCTGCCATCTCAGCTTGGAACGCACGCCGTTCGCGCGAAACGTCGTCCCGCGCCCATTCGGCCAGCATATCCCGCCACGCATCGTCAGGGGCCTTCAGGACCGCCTTCAGCGCCTCGTCTAGGCGGTAGCAGGAGTTGGGCGACTTCGCCTTGACGTGTCCGGGGATGAACTCGCCATTCTCAAGTGTGATCGCCTCGAACCCGCCCAACTCGCGAAGCGGCTTGATCCAGTAGTCGCGCCCCTCACGATCCAGCTTGCCGCTGTCCCGTTGCAGGATGCCAATGTGGCAGGCGAGGTGCGCCGTCGATGCCCCGTCAGCGATCGTCGCCCCCTTGGGGGCCTTCGTGAACCAGCTTCCCGTCTGATCGTCGAGCATGGCGAAGGTGCAATCGACCAAGTCGGCGTTCGTCCCGAGATCGAGGTATTGCAGGATTGCGCGAATCCGGTCCTTCGTCACGCCTTGCAGCGCGTCGGGCATCGGCCCTCGTTTGGCTCGTAGTTCCGCCACTTTGTCATGCAGTAGTGCCATCCGACTGTAACTCCAATAAATTTTTCCGAGGGGCGCTCAAAGGACGGCGCCTCGGCCCGATGATCAAAATTGGATGATATCGTAAGCGTCCGTCAGGGACCATCGGGTCCGAGTGGCTGAGCGCCGACCAGGGGCCTGGCAACCTCTGCGTGAATCCCAGGGCCTCGAGCGTCTATCCTTGCGCGAAGTAACCGGCTCCCAGTGTCTGTCGACTGACACCTCTCTAGCCTCGCGGTGCCGGGGAGCGAGACCAAGAAGCCGGCACGATTCCAAGAAAAAATCACCGGCAGCAAAGGTTTGCTTACAAGCGCCGCATGTGAGATTCTCTTTTGGGGAGGTACAGAAAACAGAATGGGCGAGCGCAGCAAGATCGAGTGGACGCATCACACCTTCAATCCTTGGTGGGGGTGCGTGAAGGTCTCCGAAGCCTGCAAGAACTGCTACGCCGAGGCATGGGCGAAGCGGACCGGCCAAAGCGTCTGGGGCATTAATGCGCCGCGACGCTTCTTCGGTGACGCTCATTGGGCAGAACCGACAAAGTGGAACCGCCGGCTTGAGGGAACGGGCCGTCGAGAGCGGGTCTTCTGCGCGTCGATGGCTGACGTCTTCGAGAATCGGCCGGATTTGGTGGAAAGCAGGGCGCGGCTCTGGCGGCTGATCGCCGAGACCCCGAGTCTCGATTGGCTCCTGCTCACGAAGCGGCCGGAGAACATCCTGGGTTTCCTCCCGGAGGACTGGGGTCTCGGCTGGCCGAACGTTTGGCTGGGCACCACTGTCGAGTTGCAGAAGCGCGCCGACGAGAACCTGCCGCACCTCGTGAATGCGCCGGCGGTCGTGCGCTTTATCTCGGCCGAGCCATTGCTGGGCGACCTCGACCTCAGGCCATATCTACCGCACCTTCACTGGGTCATTACCGGCGGCGAGAGCGGGCCGAAGGCGCGGCCAGCCAGCCCGACCTGGTTCCGCAACATCCACTTGCAGTGCATGGAGGCGGAGGTCGCATTCCACTTCAAGCAATGGGGGGACTGGGCGCCGGGCGACGGCGACAACCTCGCGCGGAAGCGGCTGGAGCACGCCCAGGACGGGACCCCGATGGTGCGGCTCGGCAAGAAGCTAGCAGGCCGCGCGCTAGACGGCGAGACGCACGACGGCTTACCCAGAATTGCGATCTAGCCTTTAGCTGAACTTTTTTGCAAATGGATCAGTCAGTTGGACGAGTCTTTCTACAACGAACGGGAGCAGACGAAGGCGAAGCACGACCTACTTAGGAGGTACCTCGAACGCTTCGCCTACAAGATCCTCGGGTCAGGATGGCAAGCCTTGGACTTCATCGACGGCTTCTCCGGCCCGTGGGAGAACAAGGACCAGACGCGGTTCCGCGACACATCCTTCGGGATCGCGCTTGAGACGCTGAACATGGTTGCCGCCAACCTCTCCGAGCGGGGCAAAGCGGTCCAAGTGCGGTGCATCTTCAACGAGAAGGATCCGGCCGCGGCGAAGGATCTGGCAGACTTCGTGGCGCGTGTGCGTCCGGACTTCCCCCATGTCGAGGTCCACACACTCACAGGTGCCTTCGATGAAAACGCGTCAGCGATCGACAGCCTCGCGACGCATCCTTTTCGCCTAGTCCTCGTGGATCCGACTGGATGGACCGGCTTCCCGATTGAGGCCCTGAAGACCGTCTGCAAGGGACGGTGCGAGCTCATTTTGAATTTCATGCACAACTACATTGCATGGCATTTCGCGAATCCCTCCCTGAACCGGGAGCGCTGGCTTACCGAGCTAATTGGAGCGGAGCTCGCAGCACCTTTGCATTCTCGGGAACTTTCCGTCGAAGAGGTGCGCGATGCCGTGCTCGCCATGCTCAAAGCCGAACTCGGGTTCGCATACGCTTGCCATTCGCCGATCGAGATGGTCAAGAAGCGTCGCCTTCATTTCAGCATGATCTATGGCACCTCTGCGGCGGATGGCGTTTTCGTACTCAGGGAAGCGGAGAAGAAGGCGCTGCCGGACCACGAGTGGAAGGTGAACGACCGGCGGGCGCGCGGCCAGCTCAGCATGTTCGAGGACGAGGAGCACTCGCCAGGGCCGTACGGAACCCTGAGAAGCAGGCACCTCGAAGACCTTCCGGCGCTCGTGACTAAACTCGCCCGGCAGACCAAGGACGCGCCTCTATCATTTAAGAGATTTGCAGCAACCGTGATGGAGAAGCATTACGTCTCTCCGACAGAGATCAAGGAGAAGGTCGGGGAGCTGGCGAAACAGGGCCTGATCAAGCCAACCTGGAAGACGCGTAAAGAGAAAGCCCGAGTACCGGACGGCGGCGACCTAATCGTCTGGATTGGCGATGAAATCACCTAG